ATAAGCTGCATAGCCTCCAGACAGTCGGCATTGACGATACTATTAGGCGCGATCGCCCCTACTTCAAGACCCTCTATATTTGCGATTACATTCAAAGTAAAAACTCAATCAATCCCTTTATTGTAAAGCGTTTTGCGATATAATATAGAAATACCCCGCGATGCTGAAACATCCGAGGCGTGATCAACCTTATCTTTTAGCCAAAGGTCAATATGACAAGTTTAGCAGTTTTTAACTTCGATTCTCAAGAAATCCGCTTTGTTGATGGTAAGCCAGTAGCCAATGACGTTGCGAAAGTTTTAGGGTATGCCGATCCTCAGTCTACTATTTCTAAGAAGGTAGATACAGAAAACAAAGGGGTTGCCAAAATGGCAACGGCTGGCGGAGTGCAGTCTGTAACGGTTCTAGAAGAGGCTGGCATTTATCAACTTATTTTTGGATCTAAGTTGCCAAGTGCAAAAGCTTTTCAGAAATGGGTGTTTTCTGACGTTTTACCAAGTATCCGCAAAACTGGTGGGTATGGAGTAACCACCGCTAATCCTAAAAAGGCGATCGCCCATTATTCAGATCGCTGTGCAGACATCCGAAAGAATTTGGTAAAGCCAAAAGGATCATGGTGTGTCATCGAAAAATGCAATCACCTTTTGCTGGAAGTTGAAAAAGCTGGTTATCCCATTGATAAGTTCGATCTGTTAGATTCGAGCGTAGGGCGGCGCTATGCACAATACCGCCGTGAGATTGGCTACTCAGAGCCTACGCAGTCAGCGCACTATCAGCTACCACATTGCCCTCATCCTGTAACGATCGCTTGCTATCCAAGCAGTGAGCTTGGTATTTTCTCTGATTGGCTTGAAGGTATTTATGAAGAGCGATATCTCAATAAATATCTGCAAGATAAGTACGGGAAACTGGCAAAAGTTTAAATCTGTGCTATTTTAGTAATCAACTGACTCAATAACTTTTGCTTATCGCAATGTTCGCAAAAGTTATTTAGTACTAATAGAAGATTTTCGCAATGAATCTCTTTGATTTAGTGAGGCGCAATGCCAGCAGAAGGTATTGCAAATCATTAGATATAAAGAGAAAAAAGATGGCATTAACCCTTACAGAAGCCGCAAAGATTGCGCTTAATGAAGGCAAAGTATTTGAATCGGCAATTATTGAGCAGTTCGCTAGCTCTAGCGGAATCCTCGAAAATATTCCCTTTGTGGATATCGCAGGTAATGCATATAGCTACAACAGAGAAGAAGCGCTTCCTGGTATCGGTTTTCGCGGTGTAAACGAAGGGTATGACGAGTCCGTTGGTGTTGTTAACCCTGTAACTGAGACTTTAAGCATCCTTGGCGGTGACTTAGATGTCGATAAATTTGTAATCGACACAATGGGCGTAGGTGTTCGCTCTCAGCACGAAATGATGAAGGTAAGGGCATTGGCTTTGGCGTGGACAAAAGAATTTATCCAAGGCGATACAGCTACCAATATTAAAGCCTATGACGGATTGCGTAAGCGCTTGACTGGTACTCAGTTAATCGACAATGGCGCTACTTCTGGTGGTGATGTACTTAGCCTTGAACGCTTGGATGCAACCATTGATGAGGTTACGAATCCTACTCACATCATCATGAATAAGACCATGCGACGGGTGCTGACTAGCGCTGCTCGTAATACGTCTGTGGGTGGTTACATCACTTATGAACTCGATAGTTTTGGTCGTAAAATTGCGTTTTATAACGATCTTCCTATCATCGTCTTGGATCAAGATGGCTCTAAATCTCAGATCTTGCCCTTCACTGAGGCGGCGGCTTCTGGTACAGCTCAAACCACTTCTATCTACGTTGTTTCGTTTGACACTATGGGAGTACATGGTTTACAAAATGGCGGTATGCAAATTCGCGATTTAGGTGAGCTAGATACTAAACCCGTATTTCGTACCCGTGTTGAGCATTACCAATCGATCGCCATTAAGGACGGTCAGGCTGCTGCTCGTTTGCGTTACATCAAGTCTGGCGCTGCTGTCGCTTAATTTAATCAGGGGATATCCCCTGATTAATAATTCACAATGCTTTCAAGTATTTTTAAACAGGTAAAAACCTAATGGCTACAACTTTTTCAACTATTGCAGATCGGCGCGTTCGTGGTACTTACGACGCAGCGCTAGCCCTTCGCACCCCTGAAGCAGCGGCGCTATCTGCTACTACTTCCACAACTCGACTAGCCTTTGCTGTCCGCAAAATTGAAGCTTTTAAGGTGTGCTTTGATATTGAGGCATACACCAGCTACAGCGCTGGTACTGCTGAATGGACGATCGCTGTTGACGTATCTGCTACCGTAGGCGGCTCTAGTACCGTAATCGGTACTATTCTCCCTGCTCAATTAGCTGGTGCTGCTGGCGAACTAGAGATCGTATTTGGCGGCGCTGAAATTGCTGCTAAATTGGCGACTGCTGAAGCGATCGGCTTGGTTTGCACCAAGACTGGCTCCCCAGGAAACTTGACCCTATCCGCTTGGATTGTACCTGTTCAGTAATCATGAATTACCCACAAAACCCCGTCACCGTCGCTAAAGGTAGCCACATCGTAAAAGATGTGTACCTCTCTGATTTGGAATCATGGCAATCTGAAGGATACGAAATTTACGATCTTACAGCACCTGTCGCCACTGAAGAACCAGCAGTGATCGCACCAAAGAAAAAAGCAAAATCTACACCTGTAGAACCTGAATAACTAAACGGAATAGGCGATCGCAAGGTCGCCTATTTTAATAAAAATGACAGTACAAACTGATTTACAAACAAATTTAGACGCTTACATACAAGCTAATTTCTCTGGTAGTTTAGCTGAAGTTTCGGCTAGCAAAAAACCGTTAGAGGATTTGCTAGACATACAGCAATCACTAAGCAGTGGCGGCGGTTCTGGTGGCGTTGCTGACACGACTGCAACAGGTACAATTACCACTGAAAATCTAGTTCCCGCTGGCGTTGCAACGGCTGGCTCCGCTGTATCTATAGACCTTGATAGTAAGGGTACAGTTACGATTCAAGTAACTGGAACTTATACAGGCGCTCTATCAGCACAAATCACCACCGATGGGACTAATTGGATTACTCCAGCAAATGCCGTATTTAAAAACATGGTCACAGGTGCGAATAGTGTTACTATTCCAAGCGCATCTGTGGGGATTTGGCAGATTGAAGTTATCGGTCATGCAAAGTTCAGATTGAGCGCTCTTGCAGCCGTCACGGGTACAGCTACAGTAGCTTTAAGAGCGGCGGCAAATACTTCACAGGTAAGCGTTGCGGGTGTATCTACAGCATCGAATCAAACAACTGGAAATGCTTCTCTAACAAGTTTGGTCGCAGCGGCGATCCCTGCGTTTACCAATAGCCCTATTAATCTGGGATCTGCTAACGCTGCTACGCTCAAGGCTAGCGCGGGGGCGGTTTACAAAGTGTATTGCTATAACAAAAATGCAGCAACGAGATTTTTCCAAATCCACAACAAAGCAACTACGCCTGTAAACACCGATGTCCCCGTCGAATCATTTCCAGTAGCCGCTAATTCGGCGCTGATAATTGATTCTACCTTTTGGGGTGCATCTGGTCGAACTTGTAGTACTGGCGTATCGTGGGCTTTCAGTACTACTGAGGCAACCTTAACGCTGGGCACTGCTGCTGACGTAACTTCTAGTGTGGGGTATTTGTAATGAGTGGAATAATCTTTGGTGGGCTTGTAATTCCTGATAGCTCTATTACCCCTGCAAAACTATCGCAGCCATTAACCCTAGCAACTGCGGTAAACAGTACCTCAGGGACTTCTATCGATTTTACTGGAATTCCCAATTGGGTTGATAAAATTACAATAATGTTTAATCGTGTGTCAACAAATGCGTCATCTGCCTTATTAATACAAATAGGGTCTGGCTCTATTACAAATACGGGTTATGTTTCTCAACGCTGGACTGGGGCGACTGGAGCAGGTGTTGTTACCTCTGGCTTTGATGTCAGCAGTACGGGAGGAGCTGCAAACAGCCAGTCGGGGATGATTTTACTAAATCTCGTCAGCGGCAATCTCTGGGTGTCAAGTTCTAATTTGAATTACATGAATATAACATCAGGAGGATGGGTAAGCAGTGGCTCTTCTCCTGCGCTCTCAGGGGCATTAGATAGAGTTCGCATTACTACGGTGGCAGGTAGTGATGTTTTTGATGCTGGCTCAATTAATATTCTTTACCAATAAAAATCATGGAACGGCTTGAATACGATTTAAGTACAGGTGAGCTAAAAACTATTCAGCTCACTCAAAACGAGATTAACGCAATAGCGGCTAATCAATCACCAGCGCCTATCCGCACAATTGACGCAAGGCGATTACGACTGGCACTGCTGCAATTAAATCTTTTGGATAGTGTAGAAGCTGCGATCCCCACATTAGGTCGCGCTGCCCAAATTGAATGGGAGTACGCTACGGATATTAAGGAAGATTATCCTTTGGTGATTTCCTTATCAACTGAGTTAGGCTTAAATGTTAGCAAAATTTTTGATGTTGCGATCGAGATAATCTAAATATTTCTATCAATACGATCTCCACTAAGCAACCTAAAAAGCAAACCAAAAAAAAATTTAATAAAATGCCTTGTAGTACTCCTCTCCCAATAAACAAATTTACAAATAATCCTATTTTAATTGGGTTCCCTTGGAAGGATTCGCTCGTATTTGCTACGGGTACTCTAGCCAGCCCTACCTATTTAAACCTGAGTTTGTACGACGTTTATTTTGCGATCGCCCCTTCATTTACATCAGCTATCAGCCTAGCTCCTACGATTACTAAATTATCTAACGGGCTTGCAACGTTTGAGTTTACTGATGTGCAAACAGCAACTATGACGGCTGGTACATGGGTGGGACATGTTTTTTTGCAACTTATTGCGGGCGGCACTCCTGATTTTAAAATGCAACTTGAGATCCCTGTAATTGACTCAGTACCAACGCCATGACGCAAATAATTAAATTCACAGAGCCTCTATTGCAGATTATTCAGCGCAACAATCAACCAACTTTAATTGTGCAATATTTAGTGCAGCGCCACCGCCTGATACGTAGCTAAATAGGTGATACTAATCCGTTGGTAATACCACCGATCATTTATCCAATTAGAGCAGTAGCGCCGCCTGTTTACTACGCTTTACCGTTGATGCTTTTGGCTTGCTAAATAAAGCTTAACTGAATTTGTTTTGATGGCATCTTAGCGATCGCCTGTAAGTCTGCTCTGATATTTTTAGAGCGATCGCATATCCATAGTTTCTCAATCCGTTTGCAGTCATCAGCATTTTTGCGCGATGTACGCCCGTTTGCGGCAGTCATGACTGCTTCTATCCCTACGCACTTTTGCGCTGATTTGGGCGTGATATCTTGATGGTAGTTACTCAGTACATAGCTAGACTCGCAAGCGTCAAGAACATCGCATAGAGCTTGATAATCGTCTAGGGTATATCCGCCATAATGCCCTTGATCAGTATCAGGATATGGAGGATCTGCATAGATAAGCGAGTGGCTGCTGTCGAAACGCTTAATAAAGTCAAGAGCATCTTCACAGCCTATATGCACATCTTTTAATCGTTCAAAACATTCTGGCAACCTAGCAGTGCGGTTTACCCATGTTGCTGATTCATTTCTACCGATTACACTTGCCGCCCACCCCGCCTCAATCTTTCTACTGAAACTCATATTGCATTGAATATAAGTAGCCCAAGCAACTTTTAGATCGCTGTACTCAGATGGATTGTTATAGATTTTTCGCGCCTCACGATACTCTTCTTGGCTGTATGGCGTAAGTTCAATCCATCGCGCTAGTTCTTCAGGCTGCTCTCTTGCCACGCGCCAAAACGTGATTAATTGCTTATTTAGATCATTGATTGCTTCGCGGTAATAGTTACTATTACCGCGATCTATTTTGCCTTTGGCATATAACACAGCGCCGCCACCAAAGAAAGGCTCAACGTAAACGGTGTGAGGTATCGCTATGATGTGAGGGACGATCTGGGTGGCAATACGACTTTTGCCCCCATAATAAGAACAGGGAGTTTTCATATATTCCTCGTAGCTAAAATCTCTTTTGCATCAGTGCGATCTCCATTGCAGCTAATACGGCGGCGCATATCAATAAATTGCACATCAAAGCCTAAACCTTGATACAAATCAATAATCCTGTCAGTCGCCTTGTTACTTGCTACTACAGGGCAATTTAGCGCGGCTAAGGAGCTAGCTAAATCCACTTGATCGTCCCATGTAAATGAGCCTGAATAATCTACAAACCCGTCATCGTAGGGGGGATCGGCGTAAAAGAAACAATATGGTATTAGCTCTTCAAGAAAGCCCTTGATAAAATCGGTATAGCTAAAACTTGAAAATTGCCACGTTCCAAAAGCTTTCTGGTACTCAGTAAAATCATGATCAAGAATCGGCTTTTTGTAATGCCCAAAAGGTACATTAAATCCACCACTGCTATTTGTTCGGCACAGTCCCCGATAGCCTACACGGTTGAGATAATAAAATAATTCGGCTAGCTCTGCCTGAACTTCTGCGTAAAGAGTCATCGATCGCAAATTATTAAATCGTTCTCTTAATTTGTAATAGCTGCTTTCGGATGTGGCATATTGCAGATTTGTATCGATTCCAAATCCATTGAAATTACCTTTAACTTGTCGATACAAGTTAATTAAATACGGATTAACATCATTCAGTAAAGCATATTCAGGCATTACCCCAAGCGTAGCGCCCAATGCTCCACAAAATGGCTCTACCCATGTGTGAGTACTACGGAATGGCTCGTACATTTCTGCTAGCAAAGCAGCTAATTCACGCTTGCCGCCACACCACTTCAAGAACGGTTGCAATGGTTTAATCTTTGTTTGCGTTGTCATTTGTTACTCCTATAAACTCACCTTTAGCCATCCGCACAAAAGCCGCCTGATCTGCCAAGTACTTGACATGCAATTGCTTCAGCATCTCAATCAGCACATTGCGATCGCGTATATCTGCAATCTGTTCGCAGAATTGGTGATGCGTTAGCTGCTTTTCAATTGGTAAGTCACTCATAGCGGTATATCAGGATTATTCAAAAACATTATTTCAGTTAGCCATACTTGAGAGACTGTGGACTCAATACCTAACCCTAAATACAAGATAAATTGCCAAGTTCCAGCTAGGTTTGTTTCCTCAAAAGCAGACTGTAGCGCCCTGCGATTGCTCTCGCTGTCTCCTTCATCGGTGTAGGGGTAGTAGAATCGGTCAAATAGTTCATTCATCACCATATTGTTTGTCAACTCCAAAATAAAAATATCTCCAGTGAATTGAGAAGCAGTATTTACCGTTGTAAAACTCAAACTTTGAATAAACTGGAACTCTCCAAATAGCTAAAGTTAATCTACCGATCTCAATGCGTAAAAGGTTTACGCCCTTAAGTTCATCGTTTTTAGAGTCGCCAAATTGAATCATAATCCCTTCAACTCCTTCCATTCATCCTTTAACATTCTGAAAGCCGCCAAATCCTGATTAATTTGGCGATTTACAACAGCTTTACTAATTGCGTGAACCGCCATGCGATCGCCTATAGACTCTACAAGCTTATCAATGGCTTGCTCTGTACCTGCGATCGCATCTTGCCTGATTTGCGCGTTCATATCTTTTCACACCTTACTAATCGTTTATTTCTCGCAGTCAGAATAACCACGTCATGCAGTTCAATTGCGTCTAGAAATTCAGATTGGTTTCTAACGATTTGGACAAAACTTCTCTCTGGTATTGATGGCTCAATCTCATCATTTTTAAGCTTTACGACCTTAAAAACAGGCTGCTGATGAAATGTTACGATCACTTCTTTTTTACCAGCTTGTACAGCACGGCATAGCGAGGTTAGAGAAGCACGAAACTTGGTTAGGGGTTTGTATTCTGCAATCATTTACACCTTCACAATACTTAGCAAACGACCTTGATTAAACTCGTCTAGCGAATATCCTTTTCTGTTGACAATATCGCTCCCAATCGCTAGTAGTAGTAGTATGTATTCCGCGTCACCAGGATTCATAATCGGGGGATTGACTAGTCCACTCACGATTATGCTGCTGCTCGTTGGGCTGTTTTTTTGTTGCAGTTCATACTCATAAAAAAATAAATTACTCATACCTCTCCAAATAATTTAATACAGTATATACACGTTTCACACTAAATACAATACCCTAATCATAATCATTCACCACAACATCCGCACAAAACATAGACTAAAATCTATAGCTGGATATCGCGATACCGCAGTAGACTGCACTCGTTATCAGGGGCGGCTTTGCGAAACTCTAACCCATAAGCGCTGTAATCGAATTTATGCGTCTTCCTAAATGTATTCCTAGCAAATGGACATCCTCGCGATATCGCAATCTGATAAGCCATCTCTAGCGTCATCCATTCGTTCTCAAATTCAGTAGCCTGTACCTTTGAGAAGAAAGAAATCTCATGATGATCGCGATTGTAGCGATAGATTTCACCTGATACGGAACGATTGTAGAGCAGTTTAGATAATCTCCTTAGCTCAATGTTTTCACCTAGCAGCTCGTTCAATTTGTAGGCAATCGTTACCGCATCTTGCCATTTATCGGTAAGCACTGAGTTAATTTGCTCCTTTGAGATAATCCGTTTAGCGACTCCCTTCTTTTTATCTGATTCGATTTTTTTTCTGGTGCGGGTTCGCTTTGGATTACTCCAATCCAGTAGAAGCTTTTGCACATCAGGGTGCATTCTGTACCGCTTTTTGAGCGATGGCAAATACACTTTTAAGCTGGAATATTCACCGCCCCTAGTTTTATATGCCAGCAAAGCTTTAATCCTTTGTCCATCAGGGCGATCCGCGATTGGTATCTTTACGCGAGGGCATAGCGGCGCGATGTAGGCAAAAAAGCTGTATAGGGTGATTACTGATAGCAAACCACTTAAGCAAGGCTTTAGGCACGCAAAAGTATACAGATACGTTGGTGATTTACGATCGGTTAATCTTTGACCTCGTACTCGTTTACGGGGCTTTTTCTTTTTTGGTGCTTTCGCTACAACATTCTTAGGTGGCTTAGTTGGGCAATCGCTTTTTGGTTTTGGCGGTGGAGCTGCAATTACCTCTAACTCTGGTTCAGGTCTAGCTTTTGGCGGTTGTAGTTTTGGCGCATCTCCAATATGTAAAACTTTGCGATCTAATAACGACTTCCAGAGGCTCGACCATTGATTTCTGAGCGCTAAATACTGAGCAACAAACAGAGCATTAGTGGCAATAGCGCGATCGTCTTTGAGCTTGCGTCTTTGCTCATGCGCTGCGATCGCACTTAAGATTGGCGCAACTTGTCGCCATATTTCAGGGCTGGTGTCGGGGGAGGGGATTGAGGGGATGCAAATGGGTAATTTATTCATAGTAAAGATTTCAAAGAGCTAATTAATTTTTCAATGGTTGAGATATCTGCAATTTGAGAAACAGTTTCAACCTCAGAGCCAGTTCTCAACCTGTATTTAGAAAGCCAAGCTGCAAGGCGTTCTCTTACTGGTATTTCCCCTAGTTTTGCTTCAAGTAAAGTTAGATTTTCTTTGAGTTCGTTGTCTAAATCTTTGCGCTGATTTACTAGGGTTTTACGCTTTTCTACCAGCTTTCCAGCTAATAAAATATAGTCGTAAGGATCTTTAATCATGGCAGTTGTAGTCACTACAGGCGGGGATATTTCGCCTATTTCTTGCAGTGCTATTGTCAAGATTTTTTGGGCTTCATCCTTGCCAATGTAAGCGGCGATCGCTTCCAATTCTGTTTTTACTGATGTGATGTATTGAGTGTAATCTGTATCAAATTTAGAAAGATCCATATTTTAGATCCTGAATAGTTGAGTATTGACCATCAAACAAAACCTTAACCGTGCCTCTAGGGACTGATCGCCCCTTTAGTATTGATAGCTCCATAATCCCTTTGTCTGTACTGTCAGAATTGTAGTGTTCATCCCTAAAAGCTGATATCAAAATATCGCTCGTTTGCTCAATCCTTCCAGATTCAGCAGCATCATGAAGAGTTGGGCGCTTATCTGCTCTATCCTTTACGTTGCGCCCAATCTGCGATAGTAAAATAATGCGAGTTTTCAACTCTTTCTTGAGTGCGTTCAATTCATTGCAAGCATAGACAAATCGGCGGCGATCGTCGTACTGTAACTCCTTCCTAGTCGATTCGATTAACTGCAAATAATCGATCGCAATAATGCCAATTTTTCCATACTTTGCATAGTAATTTCTTGAGATAGAAATAATATCTTCAATGTTGCGAACTTGGTCGTTAATCAGCGAAGGGAGATCAATATAAGATTCTCTAGCCTGTGCTAGTTTTTCCCATTGGTCATCACGGATCGCGCCATTTCGCAAAGCGGTTGTAGGGATTTGAGCCAAGTCTGAGTAAATCTTTTGGGACATACTTTCTGCGCTCATTTCAATACTAAACTCAAGGGTAGGAACTCCCAAAGAAGCAGCCGTTTTGATGATTTTTCTGAGTACGGTAGTTTTGCCGATCCCTGTGTCAGCAAGAATTGTAATGAATTGCTCTTCACCAAAACCACCGCCGATCAAAGCATCAAAGTCTCGTATGCCAGTAGGTAAAAGCACCTCATGCATTAATCCCGCTTGCTTACGATCGTAGACTTCCATTAAATCAGTAAACACATCAGCCATCGGTTTAGAGAGAGGGACTGTATGATCGCTAGAGTTAATCTTGGATAGCTCTACAAGTCCTGATTCAAACTTTTCTTTAGCTTCATCGATTGGCAATTCTTGAAATAGTCCAGCCGCTTGTTTGCAGAAGTCGCGATACTTGCGAGATTTATATTTATCTCGGATTAGATAGGCATACTCCAAACAACTAGGTGTTGGCAATGTGCTCTCCATGATCTCGTAAATTTTGCCACGATAATCAAAAATAGCAGCGCCACTCATTTGGCTTTTAGTTTCTAGCTCTTGAGCGACGATTTCGGGTGTTATTTGACAACCTTGTTGATGCAATTTTAAAGCCATGCCAAAAATAGCGCCGTGAAGGTGGTTGAAAAACATCTCAGGTATGAGTACAGCAGAGAGGGGGGGTAACCAGCCTTCACCCTGCAAAAAAGTAGCGATTACGTTGATTTCTGAAACGTTAGAACATAGCAGATCGGGCGTACTTAAATCGTTCATGCTGTCTTAAATCTCTCTCTAATGTGTGCGGGGGGGGCTGTTGCGGTTAGTTCTTGCACTGCGATCGGGGCAGGCTGCTGTTGCGATCGATGTTGTTGGGATTGTTCTTTTTGGTGACGGACTGTAGCTTGATCCGCAAAAAGTTCAAATTTTGCCCAGTCTTCTTTAAAGCAAATTGCGTTAATAAAATTAATTGCGTCACCATCACCAAAGGGCTTTTCGTGTTTCTTAAGGTGGACTTTGGCAACAGCAATCAAATCTAAATGCCAGTTATTACGCTTACCGCCTAAATGCCAATTAGCAAAACCTTGCAAGTCTAAACCCTTTGGGGCAAACCGATTTGTTTTGTTACTAAAGCGATCGGTCATCTCTTGAGCATAATTTCGCGGCGCGGGGGGGGCTATGGGGGGGGTCTTAGGATCTTCAGGTTTACTTAAATCCGAGAGGGGATCTGGTTTTTGTTCAGGGGATGAATTTTCTGAATCCTCTAAATCTTCACCTGAATCATCATGCGAAAAAAAATCATCTTTTTCTTGATCTGATCTACTCTGATCTGATCTACTCTGATCTACTCTAGCGCGTGACATTGGCGTGACATCGCGTGACATTGGCGTGACATCTTGAGTCTTTGATAGCTTCTCACGCTGTCGCTGTAAGCGTTTGCGCTGTTTTGTTGCTTCAGGATGATCGCTCGGTTTGTCGTACTGTCTTTTGTCCCAATTTCGGATTAAAATTTCTTCTTGCGTGAAATCCAGAAATCCTTTAACCCTGAATTTTGCTTTGAGGGTTTTCCAGTCTTCAACTTGCATCTCAAGTTCAAATGCAATATCGTCATCGTCAAGCCCTGTAATAATCCCTCGTGTTTCGGATTCACTTGCAAGGCATAGCAAAACAATAAATGCATAGCGCTCGGTGATTGGGAGTCGTTTAATTTTAGGATCATTCCTAAACTCAGAGTGAAATTTAAACCAAGTCATCTTACTCATTTATTTAACTCCTGCATCAGCGATCGCTTTCTCAAGAGCTTCAACCAACATATCAGCCATTGACTTACCTAAAAGTGCAGAGGCAATCTTGGCGTTAGTATGCAAATCTTTGGGGATGCGAGCATTAAATTGCTGCCATTCAGTTTCGTTTTTCATGTTAATCCTTTATAGCTTTATATGATTATAGGATATATAAACCACAAAATAACATCAAATCCATAATCCCAACTCCGCAAAGCATAGATAATTCTCTATGTGTGATGTGGATAATCAGCAATTAGCTGCGGATAATCCGCACAAAAAAGCCGTCACGGGTGCGACGGCTGGGAAATGTGAAGTTGATTTTATTTTACTCAATCCTAGTATTAGCAACAACGATCGCCGCCAGTTCACGGTTGATCCTGCTTCGATAATGCCTCAATCTAGCTCTAAGAGCTTTTGCGTCTAACGCTGGGTTGTTAGCATCAAAGCCCATTTCATCGGTTAGGGCGTATAGGCGGGTGTGGTCAATCATTTTGCCTCCTTGAAACAATCCCATGCTTTTTCTTCGTCTGGCAGTGCGATCAGATGAGTGCCGCCCCATGAGTGGCATAGGCGTTTTGCGTCGGTCTCATACTGAGTTCTGATTGTGTCACCAAGTTTTACCATTTTGGGCGCTGCATTACGGCGTTGTGAAAGCTTAGGAGCGCACATAGTACCGCCACTGGGTAGCTGAATAGTCGTGCATGGTTCGCTCGTTACTGGTGGTGTGAGAATTGTTGCAGCGATTGCAGGGGATTGGATAGCGAACAATGCGAATGCGATGATAATGTTTTTCATGATTTAATGTTGGTAATGCAGTTTTCGGGTTGTCAGCGATCGCTTGTCATGGGGCGGTGCTGATTTTTATGGAATTAGAAACTCTTGAAGGATAAATTTGCCGTCGGCATCAAAATGTATTTGGCTATAAGCTGGAAGACTTTCTGCAAGATCTTCCATGCTTGGATCGCGGATTGTATCCGATCGAAATTTACTGCTTACTGTATCAAAGCAATTGTCTTGATTAGGATTTGCTCCTACAAAGGCAATAAAAGAATTATTGTCTTTTTCTTTATTCACGATGCACTCAATCCCAAATGATTTGTACAGCGCTACAAACTTTTGTAAGTCCGTATATTTGGGCTTACGCCCCGCTCCTTTACGAGCGCCGCCTCGTCCGATGTTGCGTGATTTAGTCATAATTAAAGCGGGTAGCGAACCCGCAAAGCTAGCTCTAAATGTTTTTTTACTCACTGAACCAACTCCACCAACTCGCATTCATAAGCAAAAATATTTTCAGCAATCTTACCCTGCGATGATCCGCCTTTAGTAAGGAAATCAAAACAACGCTCTGATGCGATCGCTGATTCTGGCAATGCATAAACTTTGTTGCCGATATATGCAAAATGTTGAGTGACGTGGGTATCGGTATACCCCATCTCTCGCAGGGCAAGAGCTAATGGTGACTTACTAGGGTACTTTGCGGCGGCGATGTGTGCGGCGGTAACGGATACTTTTATCAACATTGCCTCAACCTCTTAACTACTTCCTTTTTGTACTGTTCTGCTTTCTCCACTTTCGCCCGCTTAGCCTTAGCCACAGGATGAGCTAGCTCCGATTGCAGGAAATCGGCTAGTTCTGCGGGGTTGCCTTGTTCGTCTACGATCGCATAATCGTAATCGGGATTGCTGTTTTGATGGCGTTCCATCATGAGACGTAGTACGTCAAGTCGTGCTGTCAGCTTGGTTACGTCTTCTACCTTGCGGATGGTGCGGATGAGCTTGAATTGCTTTTTTGGTTTTTCTTCCATGTCTACACCCTCTCAATACCGTTTAATCGTTGCATGATAATGCTTTCATGTTTTTGTAATATCAAGGCGGCATTGCGCCGCCTGTGAGTGTGGGTTAGTAGCTAGAAGGGAATGTCAAATTCTTCGTCGTTTAAGCCATCAAAATGCAGATTTTCATCGCGTGAGATGGCTTGATTAATGTCAATCGCGCCGCTACTTTGCGACAATTGACGGGCTAAAAAGGGATGTCTTGATCGGTAACAGTATTAGCACTCTTACTAGGTTCGATCACTGCAACTGGTGCTACAGCTACTCTAGTTTGTGCTGCTTCCAACTTTTCAAAATCAGCAGTAGAGCCGCCAATCAAATTAGCAAAAGAAGGAATCTTGGTAGAACCGATCTTCTTACCTAAAGACTCAATAGATGAAGAGCATTTTTTGTCTTCATATTTATTGATAGTCCACATGCAAGGGATCGCGGCTTTACGATCGGCTTCGCTCAATTCAATAAAATAGGTTTGAGCATTGCTGTTTGCGTTGACCTTGCGCCCATCTTCAAGAGTAAACAGCACATTATCCTTAAAGCCCTCTTTATTGCTAGGTGTGACAGATACATCTACAACCTTAAAAGATTGAATACCAGTCCCCTCGAAAAGCTGGTAAGCCTTGAAGAAACTTCCACCAGCTCCAACGGCTTCAACCCAATCAATGAGATTATTTTTCTCGGCAATGTCGTCAAGTCGATCTAAATCCATTGATGGGAACTTGTCGTCAACCTTAGCGATCGCTACAGGGATAATGTATCGAAAAGATTTGTCTTCGTAAGTGGCTTTGGGCGACCATTCTAGGACGTAATACTGTCTGTCGTTTACGTCTTTCTTGGGAGTGGAAGTAAGGCGACCTGTAATATTACCGCAAATCAAGTTTTCACCATCTTGAACGATTGGGAATTGACGATTACCAAAGATTAAAAGCAACTCATCATCTTTTTTCTTGATTCGCCCACCATAGATGTCTTCAACCAAGCGGCGATCGGTGTCAGTTGCCGAGCTGCGAACTGAGAAAATCTCAGAAAAAAGCTCATTCATTGAGTACTTATTGTTGTTAGCACCGCAAAGGATTGCGAGAATAGCATAGAAGATCTCGGAATAATCTCCAGCGGTAATTTCAGCACATGCTGATAGCTCTGCATAGCCTACCTGTGTCCACTCATCTTGGGTAAGAAGATTGGCAGCAAAGGGCATTGTTTTTAGTGAAAATTGAATAGCCATAATGTAATGTTTTGTTTCTGTCTTTTATTTCGTTTGATTTAGCTGTTTTTTACTCGCAGCTCGCTACGGTGCAAAACCTACAAAGCGCTGTAGGGGCGGATGGTGTTTAACTGTAATACTTAGTGATACCGTCAAATGCTTCTTGGATTTCAGGATCAGCAATAAATTCAATCAGCAATTTATCAGCTTCAGTATGTGCGATTTCGGGATCTATATTAGTATCTGATAAAGCTTTAAGCTTACTGATTAGTTCTAGTTTTTTCATTTGTTTCACCTATGCGGATTAATATTAATAGCGATCGCCAAAAGGATAGGCGATAAGAATGCGACGGACAGCCAGTCTACAAAGCGCTGTAGGGGCGGTGACGGTTAAAGGCATGCGCCTAAAGATTCAACAGTAATAACACCTTGCTCATCGTCATGATCAAAGTAAGGGAATGGAACTGTCACACTCCAAACTTCACCATCTACATTAATCAGTCTAGGCTCATCGCAATACATTTTTGCATAGCCAAATCGCGCTCTTGCTTGTTCTAAATTCTGCTTTGCTTCTTGCAATTTCTTATGTGCATCAATTGCATCTAAGAGTAATTCTCGAAGCTGTGTTTTCTGATGTTCGGTCATGATTTTACCTGTGACTAGAGTTAATAATGATCGCCGCCGCAATGGGTGACAAGAATGCAATACACAGCATGTAGATTAGCTGTTGGTGTAAATGGTCGTATGGACTCATGTTTCTATCTCCGTAAGCTCTTCTTCTTTTTTTTTGCGAGTCGAGCAGTTTTCGCCATGCTCAGGGCATCGGTTAAATGAGAGCGCCGCAACCGTAACGAGCGCTAAACACAAAAGCGTCATCACCAAAGTTATCGCGTGGCGAATAGGTGGATTGAAAATCATCGGCTGTGTATGCACCTTGAGCTGCGATACGCTCTTTACGATCTAGCTCCCATTGGTCAACGGGTAGCAACTCTAGATAAGCTTGCTCAGCTACTGTCGGATCGATATCTGCGACAGGGGGCAGCAGATCGGCAATAACTTCGATCGCTTCATCGGCGATCGCTTCATCGCTTTTAGCGTCTAGTTTGCGCTGTGCGATTAGAGCGTTGATGGCAGTTAACGCCGCTTTGCTAGTGTTGCTAGTCCAGCTAATGTGCTTGCCGCTTAGATCGGTGATTTCGGCTAGCTTGCGATGACCAAACCCATTAACGAAAAACTTAAACCCGTGCTGCTGTGCGGTTGCGATTACTTTTTGAGAAATCATGATGCGTTGCCTTGTTGCTTGTGTTTTCTTAACTGTAAATACAATAGCACGAATAACTCAAAATAAAACATTAAAATAAATATTCTTTTTTACTCAAAGTATGATACCTTATAAATGTACTGATTAGTAAGGCATACATGGCTATTGAAACTAAACAAATTATTCGTGGCGCTCGTAAAACATTGTCTATACAGTTAGAAGATTTGGAAACATTGAAGAGGTTGAAGCGGGGCAAAGAAAGTCTTGCTGTGACTTTCCATCGCATTGTAGATAACGCTGAAATGTATGACGCAATTTTAAAATCTGGCGAGGCTGCAACTAATGAGTAAGCTGACTGTAATAGAAGTTGATGGAGTTTTTGTTGTAGATTCTCGTTTGATTGCTGATCGTCTTGATATTGATCACAAGAGTTTTATTAAAACGATTCGCAAATATCAAACCAAGGTAGAGCAAAGGTTTGGATGTATAAGATTTGAAATCTCTAACGTCCAAATGCCTAAAGGCGGCACTCGCGAAGAAGTATCTCATGCATACCTAACTGAAGATCAAGCAAGTACGATTATGACATTCAGTAAAAATACTGAAACTGTAATTGATTGCAAACTAGATCTTGTTGAGTCTTTCTCTAAAGCCAAGGAAGTTATCAAACAATTCGCAATTCCACAAACAAGAGCAGAGGCTTTACGTCTTGCTGCTGATTTGGAAGAGAAACTTGCAGAGAAAGAAAAAGAGAACCAACTTCTTCTAGGTGCTAATCAAGTCCTACAAACTGAAGTAGAAATCTTGGAACCAAAAGCCGAACGTTACGATCTTGTGATGGACTCCGATGGATGGCTAACAGGTGAGCAAATTGTTAAACAGCTTGCAATTCCTAAGTTTTCAGTGCGTAAGCTCTATGACATTTTGCGTCAAGAGAAAGTATTGTTTAAGCGTCCTAATGATGGCACTAATTGCCCTTACGCGCCTTGGGTTAATGAGGGACTAGCAAAGCTTCGTGATGGTCAATGCTTTGACGGTGTGATGCGATTTTCTCCCGTGTTTTCTTGGAAGGGTTTAGATCGCATTCTCGATATCTTGAGAGAGCATCAAGTTATTCCCAAGAATAAACAGTATAGATTCAACTTTGACTCATCTAAAATTGTACCGATGAAGAGGGCTTAACCACATGCACCAAGTAGAAAACCTCACTCACTTGTATCGCGCCCGTTATTTCTGGCACACGCCCGATCTAGATCGCACCGTTGCGGAAACACTTGCACTGTTTGGCGATCTAGACTCATTTGACAAGGAGTTTGTTAATCAGTTTCTTGCTTCTCTGAACCGTCAACCCGTTCCAGATTGCCAATACTCACGAATCTTCTATGAGCCGTGCGTAGTGGTCAAAACCACCGCGATGGAAGTGATTTGCATTTCGCAAACTATGCCCTATGGAATTACAAAGTTGTACCCAGATTTTAACAAGGGCGGTAAATTCAACATCAACAAACCTAAGCTACAACGCGACGGGAAAGCGCACCACTCACGATATGGTGAATGGTTTCATATCAGCGCACCTGATAGCGCGATCGCATTGCCAGAAAGTAAAGAATTGTTGGAGGTGTGATTATGACTAAAACCTACAGCGAATTGCTAGCAGAAATACAGCCTCAAGTCATCACCAACGATGAGCAAAATGACGTAAACCTAGCGCACATTGAGAGGCTGTGGAATATTGAGAATCGCACACCAGAAGAGGAGAAGATATTCGACTTGCTGCTTCTACTCTCAGAGCATTTTGAAGACAAGGCTTATCCGATGGAGTCTTCGTGGTTTGATCGGATGATCTATCGTGTACAAGCTTTTATTTTTAGGTGGTAACAATGGCTAGAAAATCAGCACCAAAGCAAGAGTTAGTGATCGCACCAACGCCGATCATTGAGCGATACCGATCGCGCCCGTGGAAGGAGTTCGTGATGGAGCTTGTACCAGCGGATAAATATCCAACTATGCATAGAGAGTATTTGAAATAAAGCAGCGCATCGCGCCAACCAACAAACCAGCAAAACACAACAAAAATCGCAACGAGAAATCAATGGTTTCAGGCGTTGCGATTTTTGTTTTTATGCGTGGCGCGAAGCGAGTCGTTAGACGAGCAAAACTATTTTAATTAAATGCTTGACAAAATAATTAAATGCTTGATATAAGGAAATAACAAAAGCGCTTGGAGGCGCAAAACAAATGACTACAGTATTCGCATCTTTTGAAACGTTGGAAGATTTGTTGGACTTTAATTTTGTCGATCCTACTCCAGAGGCGATCGCCGAAGGGTTGCCAAAGATGGCAACCTTTGTAGGGGAAGCCCGTTTCTTGAAAGAGAAAGAACGCCACTCTGTGGCAGTCACCCTACCCGAAGGGGCGATAGAAATCCCTTTACCGTCATGGAGTCGATACACAGTGTTTTCACTCCCCCCCGTGGAAGTGGTTGCATCCTACACCTTCGAGTATGAAGGTGAGGAGAAACTCCTCTGGGATCAAGAGGCAACCATATCGAGTTATCAAAAGTCGATACAAAATGTTTCTATCGCGATCGCTAAGTAAGCCCCTTGGCAACGCTTACGCCCATGTGCAAGTCTGGGCGATCGCATTCCACACATCTTTATCGCTGGGTGTGGCAGCAAGAAAGGAGCATTATGGAATGGTATGTAATGGTTGAGTCCTATGAACTCGGCGAAGAGTCCTATACTCGCGAAGAGTTCAAGACTTTTGAAGAAGCGCAACAGTTTTTTCAAAAGTCTGAGGGAGCATGGAAACCTCAACGCATTTAACTCAATCCTTAAAGGCGATCGCACACTCCACAGCGATCGCCTTTTTTATTGAGCGAAAACTATTTTAATTAAATGCTTGACAAAATAATTAAATGCTTGATATAGTGATTTACATAAGGAAGTTAACAAAGCGCTGGGAGGCGTAAAGACAATGACTACTAAACCCATTCTCAAGAAAAAAATAGTTGTAGGGATTCAAACTGTTCCCACAAATAATAACAACCTTCAGGTTGACGGCTACATTGTAACCGAAGTTACTTTTGATCAAAAAGAGACAAGTTACAAAAACTTGTCTGTAACCTTGGAAAACGGAACAATTGTTCCGTTGGAATGGATTCGTTCTGACCGATACGGCAAGAAACACCAGGAGTCTGAAGCGACTCAATCAGGAGTCCACCCTTTGCTCAAGGGTGATAATTTTCATGGTCAAGGGCTTTCTCATGCGATCGTGAAACCAGCTAACGACCTTTATGTAAAACCAGAAGAAGCTCCAAAAGGCTTCTTCTTGTGGCAATCATGGGATTGCGGAATGGAAAAAGATCCTGAGAGAAGAGATTTGTCTTTGAGGATTACCCCTGAATGGTGGAATGCGTATAAAGTGTATCGATACACTGAAATAACTCTAGAGGAGTTGCTTTCGCTTCATTCTTTTGAAGAATGGGAAATACTTCAAAAGCAAAAACAATCCGCTATTCAGTACCGTTTGTGCAGTAAGCCAAACGGCACTGACGGATGGCGCTGGTAATGCGCGGGATCCTCTGGGCAGTACTGCAACAGCCGATCGCAGTACTGCCAATATTCCCGAACGGCACTCCACACCATATAACCCTGTTTTATGATGTGGACAAAACTCAGTATCAGCACCTGATCAATACTGAGTTTGAAGCAACAGCGATCGCAAATCTCTGGAACAAAGATATCCAAGCGATCGCTGTACTGATGCCTGACAATATCCCTCATAAGACTAACCCGCATATAACGGTTAGTTACCGCGATGGGATAGCGCCATCGGCAAGTAACGATCTATTTAAGTGTGATGATGATCGTGTAATCGCGCCTTACAGTCAAAAGCTTAATTTTAAGATTGAGTTCTTTGAGTTTACTGAGTGCGATCATCATTGGCTACGCAACGGCAAACGCAAAGGCATCCAGCAATGGATTTGCAAGCATTGTAAGAAAAGCCGAAGCGGTGACGGTACTGTAAAACGTGGTAGACCGTTTAAGCAGAAATAAAAAAAGCTGGTAGAGAATATCTACTAGCTTTTTTTATTTTAAGCACTTTTGTTTTGCCAATCGTGGCAATCATTAGCAGTGTAGAAACTAGCGCTATCCCGTGGCGGCACTTTGGTGCATAACCGCCAATTATTAAATCTGCAATTGTGGCAACCTTTTAGCGATCGCACATCATGAGTATTTGCCAGCAATTCGGGATATGTTTGCTGCACTTGGTATTCGGTTAATTCGTAGGCTAGGGGCATTTATTTCTCTTCTAATTTGAGTACTTTTTCTTCTAGGTTTTCAACCCTTTTGGCTAAATCATCCCACAGACTAATGGGCATAGCCGATCTAATGATTTCGTTTACTAGCTGAGTAAAATCTATTTTTTCTCCAGCCTTCTTTTTTTCTATAAGGCTAAAAGACAATGCTAAATAAACATCGTCATCAAATCTAAACGATCGCGGCACACTCATATAGTTCCTCAGAAACAAATTTAATATTAACACTTGACAGTATTTACTACAGCACTGTAGTATTTTGTTAATGTCTCATCAGACATCCAATGGACATCCCATCAGACACTTACTTAAAAGGAGGTAAAACAATTGAAATAGAGCAGTCTTTAAGGTGTTGGGCGGATTATTTCGGGATTCCCTTTGGCACTTTTAAAAACCGTGCTTATCAGCATGGTATTAAAGCCCCGTTTACCGAATCAAAAGCAAGACTAGTAGCCGCTTATGCTGCTGGTAAAGCATTAAGAGCTAGAGGTTTTACAGCTTCAGCAGGGAAAAGAAATTACACAAATATTATGGAGAAATTATCTAATGACTGAGCAAGAAAAAGAAGCGATGAAGCAAGGGCAATCAACCGAGCCTAAAAAGACTCGCAAGCCAAGCAACAAACAAAGTGTCGCTCTAACTGCTGATGAACTAAAGCAGCAAACGTCAGATCAGATCGGCGCTTTGTCTACCTCTGTTTCTAACCCGATGATGGCAGCAATCAAAAAGACCGCATCACAAAAAATCATGCTGGAAACAGTGCAATCAATGCCCGATATTTTGGCAGATGCTAACGCAGGGTTAGAAGATTTTTTCGGTTCCTTCGAGCCAGAAACGCTGGCTTTCGATTTGACGATGAACCAATTACCCCAATCAGCACAGCTAGCACTCAAGGCGGCGTAAACACCATGGACTATTACCACACTGATACGATTCAACAGCAACAATTCACAGCACAATCAAATACTGAGGCTCCTCTTGTTGCTGTCAATCCTTACCAATACCAAGGGCAAGGTAATCAGTATCAGTTGGTAAATCCTCGCGTTATTTTTGGTGGATTGGGCGCGATCGCCTTGTTGGTCATCGGTGCATTAGCTATGCGTAGCACTGCTATTAATACCGATGCACCGATCAAAATCGCGCCATTGCAAAACGTAGCGCCAAGCTCACAGCAAGTTAATCAAGTTATCTTGGAAAACAGCAAAGCCAGTCTCTCGGATATCAAGATCGCAACCGATCTAAAGATAGATGAAGTTACTCAGGCAATGCTAAACGAGCGCAGCCAAGCAATTTTGATCGAAGCTAATCGCCAAATTGCTGACAAAAATAGCGCTTGCTTTAGATCCCCATATCAGCAAGCTTGTTTTATTTCTGTGTTTATCCCAGAACAGCAAAAGCGGTATGAAATGGCGGCGCTTTCCCGTGATTGGACTAAAGCTAATCATGCTTTATTTGAGATTAAGGCAGCTCGTATAGCCTTAGATGGCTCTCAACCAGTGCCATTTACTCCAAATGTTACGAGCGCCGCGATTATTAAAGAGATGGAATTGCGAGTGAGTATTTTACAGCAAAGCGACAATGCGATCGCCTCTGAAATGTACGGAGGTAAAGCCAAATGAAAGCCCTAGCTTATGGTCTGAGCTTCTTTTCTAGCTGCATTGCTACTGCGATTCTGGCTAATCCTATGCCTTATGTAGTGCAAAACCGTGCTGAATTAGGTCAGGTTTTAGAACAGTATGCAATCAACAAACAGGCGCTAGAGCTTAACTCTCGCAGCTATAACAATCCTGCTTTGATGGGAGTGACAGGGCTTGCAGCGCTTGTATCGTTTGGATTCATGGTCAAAGAACTTAGCGATAAGCCTTTGATAGAGATGCCTGCACAGCAAGCAGTATTTCAACAGCCTCAACAAGTGCAATCTCAACCTGTAGTAATTAACAACAGTATTAAAAATGTAGCTGTTAACCGTGCTAATCCACAAACACAAGCTAAAGCCCCTCGATCTGTTGACGATCGCCCTATGCGAGATTTAACAGGCAATTGGATAAACGAAATGATTGTTGATAGCTCAAATATTTTAAAACGTCAACATTATAAGTTTGATGGAGTTACGCAATCGGGTAAAACGACTTTAGCTGAGTATGTAATGGGTCAAATTATTGATTCGTTAGGTGTTACCGATGCTGAGTATCTTTTGATAGATCCTAAGTACTTAGTAGCACAACCAAGCTGGTCGATCATCCCTTTCTGCTCATCCATTGATAAAGCCTTGCAAGCGCTTGAATTATTCTGCAAAGAAATGATTTCAAGGCAGCAAGACCCCAATTTTGTACCAAGTGAAGCATCCCCAATCTTTTTCATTATTGATGAGTGGGATTGGATTTATGAGGAGTATAAAAATAAAGCTCTTTCATTGCTTCGCAAGCTGATTAAGGTTGGCGCTGAGCTTCGATGCTATGTGATTCTATTAGGTCAATCGCCTGTATCTGGTGAAGTCGGCTTATCTCCTACAGACTTCGATCAACTCGTTCGGGTTTCTGTTGGTAAAGCTGCTTTAAAGGTACTTAGCAATGAGAAGCATTATCCGTTTAGCGATCGTGCAGAGCTTCACGCAGAAGCCGATCAACTTTATAAATCAGGCTGTCGCTTTGCTTTAGTTCAAGAACACGGTAAAGGCGCAAGACTTGAAATTATTCCGCAAATCACTAAACCTAATCAGGCTCCAATTGATGAGCCAATCCTAGACAACGTTATCCCATTAAGGAGATCTGCATAATGAAAGGACAAATGACACGTTACGAAAATCGCGCTACAAACATGCGCGATCTCGATCCTGATATGGACGGAAAACTAGAAGTAGGAACTACCAGCGATCGCCCTGTGTATGCAGTCAATTGCAATACTCGATCTGGTATTTGGGTTTGGTTTAAATCTGGCTTTAAGCTGCTATGGTTTTATCCTTTCAGCTTCTCTCTTTTTTGTATTGTGGTTTGGTTTATATTCCGTCCATTGGTGTTTGTGACACCTGTTGCAGCGTTTAGAAATAACCCTAAAATCTTGACAGAAAAAGAAGCTGGCGGAGAGTTTAACGCTCTAATCAACAATACCGTCGTAGGAGTTCGCGGCTTTGCTGGAACTTCCTTAGAAGCGGTTCAAGAGCGCCAAATCAAAGCGAATACTGAGAATGCCGAGCGCCGCCCCGATCTAGTTCCCAAGGCTAAAGTCGTATTTGTGGATAACTAAACCTCATGCGTAAATCAGCGATCGCCACAACATTAATATTATCCCTATCCGTTGTGGCGATCATTGCTGACTTATCGAAGCAAGGCTACATGACGTTAGCCGATACCAGCGACATTAGAAACGCACTCCCAAATATCACGCCGCCACAATTTGCAGAGATATTAAAAGGTAACGACAAAGGCTGTCTCACAAAACCCTCGCAGACAAAGCCAGTTACCCTTAATCAGATTAGAACTTTAAGACAACTAACCGATCCTGATGCGATCGCCGCATTGCTAGGTAACTCTTACTGTCAAACCGCCACAGGGTTTAAATGGGTTACTGAATCAGGAAAAGAATTAAACCTTAAATTTAATAAGACTTTAGATTATGACTTTAGCCAATCAGCACCACAATCGCTCACCAACACTAAAAAGCGCACATCCAAAGAAACAGATGGAATCGCTGATCGAGATATGCCTACCAGAGTATCAGCACCAAGTCTTATCACAGGCGGAAAGACAACTACAAATAAATAACGCTGCAAGGCTTATAGTTTCAGGTGTTTTACTTTCTTTTGTAGTTATCCAGCCATTTAACAGCTTTGCAGAATGGGGATGGAGAGCTTTAAATTTACCAGTATTTGATAAGTCATCGCTCGAAACCAATCTCAAAATCGATGCAACTGATAAAGACTTTAATGCCCCTTTAAAAGTTGGTGAAAAGGTATTGCAATGGGAAGTTACATCTGCTTTCGGATTACGTGATAAGCCATGCGCCGAATGTTCTACCGATCATAAAGGCGTGGACTTAAATACACCTGTAGGAACGCCCCTATATGCAATCGGTAAGCCTAGTCCTAATCTTGCCTTTAGCGAAGGATACGTCGATGTAGCTTGCCCCTTAAATATCGGCAATCCACCCGAAGGGATTGCAGCTTGGGTAACTTCGCCATTATTGCCAGAATACGAAATAGCCCTATTCCACTTGGAGGCTTGCTATTCAGGTCGCCATCCTATCGGTGCAATGATCGCAAAAACTGGTAATACGGGCGCTAGTACTGCCCCTCATTTACATTTTGGTATAAAGCAAAATGGTCAATGGATAGATCCTCCTAGAGGCTTTGTAATTAGCACTCTACAGGGTAAATGGTATGAAACTAGCACTAATAATAAACCAATCGTAGAGCGCTTACGCAACGCGATCGCAGGGCAAGAATCAAACCACAATCCAAGCGCTATTAATCCGCACAGTAATGCCCTTGGATATGGTCAAGTGATGCCTGAAAATATAAAAGAGTGGTCTACTCAGTGTTTAGGTAAACCGCTAACCGAAAAGGAATTTATTGAGTCCAAAGACAAGCAAGTCAAAATTATTGATTGCAAGCTGACTGAGTATTTGGAAATCACAGCAAAAACAGCGTCAAATACGGATCAGCAAATCCGCAAAGTAGCGTCTATGTGGTATAGCGGCGATCCTACTTTGTACGATAATCCTACTCCTCAAAAGTATGGGGACGGTGATTATCCTTCGATCAAAGAATATACACAAACGGTTTTAGGGAGATTTAAAAAGCAATGATCTATCTAATCTTGATCTCAATCCTCATATATTGCTACTTCTACTACTGGCGATCGCCATACAAAATAATCAAACATTGCGATGGTGACACCTCATGGGTGAAGCCACTCATCGGTAAGAAATTCAAAGTTAGATATGCTGTAATTGATGCCAACGAATCTAGACAAGCTGGAGGGAAAGAAGCGACTCAATATCTAAATAGAATTTTGCCGACAGGTTCTAGGGTTGCCATCGTTCCCACATCCAAGCATAAAAGCTACGATCGCGACATGATTGGCACTGTATACCACAACTTTAAAAACATCAATCTAGCAATGCTAAAAGCTGGCTATGCAGTGATTGACCCGCGATACTTGACTGCTGATATACAAGAGCAGTACACCAAGGCTCAAAACAGGGCAAAAGCTCATAGGCTTGGCAGATGGGGGCATCCCTCGCAGTATGCGGAAATGCCTTGGCAATTTAGAAAAAGAACAATGTGCAGAAGATGACGACAGAAACCCCAATAACACCCGCACTAGCATTAAAGCTTTATCTCCGCTTACAGGAAATACCAAACCCGCAAAACATAGTAATAACGCCAAAAACTAGCCATTATTACTACGACAAAAAGACTGACCGATACTATTTGGAGCTGCTATGACAGATTTAATCCTAATCTCGATCGCCCTAATCGTCTTTGCATTCTTATTCCGCTGGTATGCGAGATTTGTGGACTCGCAGATCGAATACCGCGATCGCAGATTGAGAGAGGTTAAGATCGCGTGGCTAGATCGATGCTATGCGGTGGACAAGGAAGATCTAGACCGAATCAGATACAAACAGATTATGGATGATAAATATAGTGGATAAATATTTCCAAAGAAATGATGACGCAGTACTAGCCGATAAGTTAATGCGATTTGGGCAAAAGCTTGCTGTATGGCTAACTAATAGTGACGATCTCACGACGTTCCATTTGATTCACTATTCCGATGACGGTCTTTGTATTGATGGTGTTTTACAGGAAAATCTTAATTGGCAATCTGACTTTTTTGCATGGGCAACATATAAACAAGCCGAGTTTATATTGCCGATCCTTGATCCCGTTTTTGAGCGTGACGCTTTGCAAAACAGCCTCACTCAAGCTTTGAATGAGTGCGACAGCTATAAATCCATGTTGGATGGAGTAAATGAGGCTTGTGCTAGGCGACAAGCCAAGCTCAAAGAACAAGAGCGGATCATGCAGGTATCATGCAGGTCATGGAGACAGAGATCGAATCATTTACTCCAAAGTCCAGATTGAAGGGAGAGACGCGGCTCTGGTTTCCTGCGGGATTTACAATCCTATCAGTAATTCTAAAGTTTATAAAATTGCAGCAAAATAAAATGACGCAACAAGCGTTAGAGGAAACGCCGCAGGATAAGCGAAACGGCGCTATTTATTTGATTAAGCGCGTAATTTATGAGCAGATTTGTAGGCTCGATCCTAGCCAGTCTCTTTAGCTTTTAAAGCTCTTCTCAACTCCAAAAAAGCAGATGCAAATTCTTCTTTGACCTGAGTTGAGAAGAGCTTTTGATTTTTCTCAATCCTATCAAGGCGATCATCCAATAAGTCCAACGCCACTCGAAATTCAGCAGCGTAAACTTCAATCACTGAAGCTGTCTCTTTCGGGATACTGGCGATCGCTTCCTTCAAAGCTTTTAAAGCTTCGCTATTATGGGCTGTGGCTTTAATTAAATCTTCCGTCGCCTGTACCTGCGATTCGCTTGCCCGTGATAATGCCTGTGTAGAGTGAGCATTTGCTGTTGAGGATTGGATTGCATCGCCTACTAAATGCAATAAGTCTTTGATTACAAATTCTGAGGAATCTGCGCTGTGCTTTGCAATCTGGGAAACCGTATCGGCTAACCCTTGATTAATATCAATTTCCGCTTCTAATTCTTGTCCTTTGCGGTTTTCAGCTTGCAATACTTTGCTAGTTCTTACCTCTGCAAACTGCTTGGCAATCTCTCCCCAAGGCATCCATTTCCCTATCAAAATACTTACAAGGGAAATAACCACACCTGCACCACCTAAGCCAACAATAGGAACGTCATTACTATTAGAGTTAGCTCCGCTATTTGGCGTAGATTGCGACTGTGTAGCAGGGGCTACAGCGATATAAAATCTTGACATTGCGACGTTAGGGAAAGCATCACGCTGATTATCGCATTATTAACTAAAATAGAGGCGTAATTACTGAATCTAAAGATTATGAATAACACACAATGGCTAACTGTTTTGGGTGTTGTCGCTGGTGCATCCGAGCTAGCGATCTCAAAGAATATCTATCCTGAATATGCGTCTGTCGCTTTTGGACTAAGCATTATGGGGATGGGTATTTTGGGTAAAGGGGTTGAGAAAAAATAATCAGCAAAAAAGCGGCGCTAATTGCCGCTTTTTTGTTATCTTGCCTTAGTATCAACCCATCCAATAAGCCCTTTATCTGGTAGCACTACCGATACTTGCGATCCGATTGGCAGTGTTGCATTACCAATAAATCTAAAATACCTTAACGAGCCATCAGGGGCTTTAGCTGTGTATGAGGCTGTTTTGATATCGTATCCAGTCACCTCGCAGACAACAACGCTGTTATCCTGCTGCTTTTCTAGGGATAAGCGACGGGTTGCATTTGTTTCTAATTGCAGTCTCAAAGTATCTAAGGGCATCTAAAACCTGCGTCAATAATATTGTAAAAAGTATATCGACCGCTTGTCGTAAAAATTAATCCGTTAGCATCAAAAACATCCCATTGAGATGTGCCACACGGTACTGTAGATCCAGCCTTGATCGAAGAACTGTAAGGCGGTGTCCATGGCGAAGGCGCATCTTGGGGTATCCGATCTTCTGGGATATCGATCCCTTCACCCGCGCAATCTGCTGCCCCTGTACCAGATCGGGAAACAGTATAAAGTCTTACTCTTGCGGCTTCGCAAGCAGCTTGTGAGCTATAAGTACCATTAGGATCAGGGGCGCACGAAGTTCCCGCACATCGCCATTTTTCGGCATTCAAAAAATCACAGCCTAAATTATCAGGGACTGAGGTTCCAGCTAAGCAATATAAATTTAAAGTAGTGCCACTTTCAAGGGTAACACTACCGTAACTCTGCCATCCGCTAGGCGGCGTAGGATCTGCACTCCAAACGCAGGAAGGAGGTGGCTGTACACAACCAGAAGGGGCAGGGCTTTTAGTTGGTACTTTCCCCCCGCCTCCACCATTGCCCACGCCACTGCTTCCAGTAGGGATTTTAGGAACACCAGATCCGCTGAATTGATTACCATTGACATCAAGATCTTCTTCTTTCGCTTTGCGGTAAGCACTGCCAAGCAAAGCACCGCCGTTCGTATTATCCACACGCCGCAATACATTGCCTTTGGCTAGAGGTAGCATCACATCACCAATCTCAACAGCTTGATTGTTGAGTACAACACCGTTCTCGATAATATCGTCGCCTAATTGCTGGATTTTGCGATCGCCTTGGTAAGTGGTGTGGCGCAAAATTTTAGGATTATCGCGCCGATTTTCCCGCGCTTTTTCCTCAGCCAATCGTTTATTTTGATTGGCATTTAGCAAATCGTTTAAGCGATCGTTGACACTCATAATTACAACATCCTAATTATAATTAGCCCGATTCCAATCGTTGACGCTACGCCCGATGTAGTAGTAAAGGAACAAACGCCAGTTGCTTCACAGTTGCCACCTGATGATGCTGTCCATATAGCAATATGGGTTACCGTGATCGTACTTGGGGCATTACCTAAAGATAGAGATGCTGAGTTAGCAATTTGCCTAGCGTCACCTGATGACGTGACAGATCCCCAATCTGAAGGGGCGATCAGTTTTCGGGCTGAGGTGACAGATGTCGTGATATCTGTTCCACTTGTCCCAGCCCGACCAGGATCACTAGAGTAAAAAGCGATATATTTGTTAGCTGATTTAATATCGTTAAGAGTTAGATCTCTTCTATAAGTTGATAATGCCATTTTTTCTGTTTTAGGTAATAGTACATTCGACTTCAGATTCTTGCTCTATCAAGGATTCGATTAAGATCCCCGAAACAATAAAGCAATCGACGGCAGAAGCTTGCTCAATCACAGAACCAATATACTGATCCTGAATAATCGTGCATTCTAGCTCTGATATTTGCTCAAATAGAGCCTCTATCAATGGGCTAGCAACTACCACAGGATAAACCGTTTCGGGCGGATCGGATTCAAGAGCAGTGCTAATTACGATTAACCTCATACCGATCGCGCATTGAGTCTGATCGTGTGACCAAGATGCGCCATCGGTAAGGCATCGATACCGCACACCGCGCCACAAGATATCGATTCTTGATAATGGTGTAAGCGATGCAATCAGGGTATTGCTAATTGCAGTTCCAAATACAAAGCCTTGTTTTCTGCCATAGAGTAAAGCAAGATAGGTGTTACCGTATTCAGTGGCTTGTAATTGGCTCTCAAGGTATGGCACGTCAACAGGGCGCGATCGCGAGTAAAAGCTTTGCCCTGCGAATGGTGTCGCCTTTAATGTCGCTGTGATTTGTGTCTCTATTGGCTCAAAAGGTTTGCGGTAAGTTGTAGCGGGTGCTTTTGTACTGCCATCTGTGCTGTAAGTGCTTGATCCGCCACTGCTAACCCATTCCCCCTCAGTAAGATCAAATCTGGCTTGTCTGGTAGCTAAAGAGCCAAAATTAAGGACGATACTATTTTGCTGAAAGAAATTTTCAACATTATAAAAACCATTATTCCAAGATTCAACTTTTGCCAATCTCGTATATACAAAATCCTGATTACCCGAAACAATATAATTCTGTGTTTCAGTTCTTTTGCTGACTAAAATATCAGTGATATCGTCATAAGAATAAGTGGTTATAATATCCTGTGCATTTAGTCTTGTAGTTGTAAATTCAGGCTTCGGGTTTACTCTAAAGTTAACGCCAAAAGCGCCGCTGGTAATCGTAAAGAGTTGGCTGATTGTTAGAAATGAGTCTGTTTCTTCTTTCTCATAAATCAATCGATTTTTTGAGTCATAACGTTTAATCGTTTCAGTCTCAATCGACGGCAATAAAAAAGCAGATTGATTATTTTTTAATAAACTGAGATGGCTTGTATAAAGAGTAGTCGCTTCAACATAAGAAACGATTCTTTCTTGAGAGCCATCCCATCCGTAATCAGTGATCGTAGTTCGCTTTGAAATAAATCGATAATTTACTAAACCTAGCGCACCTTCAACATTTAAAACATTACTAAAACTTGTTGCTACATTGGTTTTAGGGTAAGAACTTGTATCGATTGTTGTAGATATTCCAGCGATTACCAGTTGATCCACAGGTGTTTCAACACCACTGCTATCTACTTGATCGAAAAGCTGCTCATCTTCACTGATTCTGTAAGTAGCGATCGCAGTAGCAGCCAGGTTAATCGCCTTGTTGATTATTGTTCCAGCGGCATTAGTGTATAAAATATGCCCAGCCGATCGCGCCATTTGCGCCGCTACACTGATAAGGCTATTTCCTTCAGTTTTTGGCTGTGGGAAAGAGAAAGGATAGGGAATAGAGCTAATACTATATGATGCGCCGCTAGCAGCTAAATATCGCTCAATCACAGTATTTCTAGCTGTGCTAACCCCTGCTACTACTGCACTTGGGTCTGTGTCTGCTGTGCGGTAATTTCTTAAAACTGCTTGATCCCCAACCTGAATCTTAATTCTAAAATTTGCATCGGGCGGCGCTGGTTCTTTGAGGATATAGAGCGCCCCTCCAGAAAAAGGATGATTAACTAATGTGCCTGAATCGTTGGCGATTTGATAAATTACTGATGCACCACGCGCCCAATTAGCCCCAATAGAAGGTGATGCGAGATAAGTAAATTGTGTTACCTCGTTGTAGTTGGCTTGTAGCTCAATCTCACCCGTGACAAATACACCCTCAGAGCCTAATTCATTTTGAGTTAATGAAATTCCAGTCCCCTTGACATTACCTGTACGGTCAATGCCGTTAATCGTGAGAGAAAATGGTCTAGAGCTTAGATTGACGGTCATATTTTAACCCCCGTTTCCTGCAACTCAACAATCGCGGTAACGTTACCTACACCCGTATCGACTCCAAAAGTAGGCTCTGTAGGCATATAGACTTGAAGTTTTGGATAGTAATTAACACCGCCGTTTTGTTGAGTAACAGTACCTACGGATGATCTGGTTTTAGTCGCTGATGTTTTGCCCTCTTCAAAGTACAGAGTAATCTCATCAGTAAGTTCCATATATGGCGATCCTGTTACTGTCTGCAATTCGCGACGCATCTTGTCAGCAGTTGACCACATCGCTTTCAGCTTGAGATGATCAGCAATCGATACTTTGCTTTGAATATTGTACGTTTGTGGATCTTCAAAGCTAATACCTGAAATCTGGAAAGCACCATTTACGCTAAAACTCCCATTACCTGAAAGTCGAGAGCTTTCCCGTGGCGGTCTGTCTTCGATGAACCTGCGAAATACAACAGACATCACAACGCGGATCGAGTGCGTACCACTGCCCCCGCTTAAGCTTATTGCGCTCCCCCCCTGTGTAGCTGACACGGTAATCGTTGCGCCTACACCGACCACATAATAGCTAGTATTTAGTGCTAGTCCAGTTGGCAACGTGCCTGTGGTAGTAAAGCGCACGATATCATCAACTGCAAAAACTTGAGTTGATGGAGTTATGGCGCTACCTGAAAAAGTGAAGGTATAGGAGCGCCCAAAATATACGAGTGTGAGATCGCCGATCGCCATTGTAAGTCAAGGGATTTTGCTTAATTATCGCACATCAATCTATGCTACATTTTGATTGCGTTAAATTTCGACTGACCTAGATTCCAAGGAGAACCGAAAAGCCGATTGTTTTGATTTGTGGATTTGTAATGATTTTTTGAGAATTACAAGGCGATCGCGAGGTCGTCTTTTTTGTTGGGTAAAATTATTTTTCACTTTATTTTAAAAAATCCTGAATACTCTTTTTCGCTTCGGTGAGTGTATACCCCATATATTCACCGTTTTCATCGTAAGAGCGCGGAGTATCAGGAAATATATACCATCCTTTGCGCGGTATATATTTAGCTTGCCAGTCATAATGAATTGGCTTTTTTATTTGATTTATTAGCTCGTTTAATTGTTCTGTTTGAGTCATAGTCTTGATTTGAATAATTGTCATAATTTTATGCCTAAACCTAACCCCGCAAATCCCTATCATAGCGATCGCCATTTCTGTATCAAGTGTTGGGCGATCGCTGTGATGCTGATGCCTGTAAACCTTAAATACGCAATCCGGGTTTTAGCTAACCTCTTGTATTTAAGACGCAATGGTAAACAAGCCAAATCAGGAGCAGTGCAATATCGCTGTAAATGTGGCTTTACTTGTACCGATGGCGATCGCCCCGCGCATCGTCCCCTATTGGGTGATGAACCTTTGACGCAATTTGAGCGCAGTCGTAGGTATAGAGCTAAGTTGAAAGCTAATTTAAATTAGTTGTAAATAGTAGTTGACAACTAGGGATATTCGATCAATAATAGATCATTGAGTTAAACAAGCAAGGCAAAAGACAATGAAAACATTACAGGTTGAATATCGCTTCCAAAAAAACGGTCATTTCATTTATGTATCTACTGGTGCTACACCTCAAGAGCATGACGAAACATTAACAGCATTCTCTTTCACCCCAGACAGCAAGCTCATTGGAGTAGGTAGAAGTTTTCGCGATGAGTCTGGCAAGGTTGTAGCTAGAACTTATAGAGCTTTGAAAAGACTACTAAAAATTACTGATTGCAGCCCCGCAGCTAATTTACTAATTACTGAAATCGCAAAGAGCGCTAAATATGCACAAATCTCTGCTTAAAGTTTTAAACAATCTGCTTTTAATGAGAATAAAAGCAGATTGCGCCCCTTGTTCTAGCGATCAGCATTGGTGTGATGCTATTACGGAATTAACCAAATTAATTCCTGAGTATAAAACCGACAACCCAGAATTTATTTCTGAGTTGGAATATGTAGAAATCAATCAAAAACTTTTGCATGGGCAAAGTAAAAATGACTAAAACCCGCGCAGACATAGATCGCGCCGCATATCTAAAGCGTACAGCAGACAAGCCACGCTACTACTGTACGCAATGCGATCGCCAACTCAGATCAGATTCACCTCTCACTATTTGCCGCGCATGTTGGCTTAAAACGGATGATGGCAAGCTATACATGCGACTGAAGCAAGCGGAGTCAAGAGCTAAGTTAAAAGCTGAAAAATGCTAAAATATTTGTGGCTTCGCGATGTTGACAGCATCCAAGCCCCTATCCACTAAACACCAGTGCAACAGCAATGTCTAATCTTATCAAGAATTGGAATGATCGCGCTATCCGTATTCGCAGCGATCGCTATGTTTCGTTAACCGATATGGCGCAAGCCAGTGGTAAATTGTTTGGTCATTGGAATAACCTCAAGTCCACAAAGTCTTATTTAAAAGCTCTTGAAAGCGTTATCCAGATCAAGATAACGGACTTGGTGCAAGTCATTCAAGGTGGCGACTCACAAAATCAAGGCACATGGGGACACCCTAAAGTAGCGATCCGTTTTGCTCAATGGTGTAGTGATGAGTTTGCGGTACAAGTAGATATTTGGACTGATGAACTCATGACGACTGGTAAAGTCGAGTTAGTTCCATCGCAACCCGCACTACCTCAAACATTTTCTGAGGCATTGAGGCTTTTGGCTTCTGAGATAGAAGCTAAGGAAGCGCTCAAAGAAGAGATCAAAGTCTTGCAACCTAAAGCCGATGTGTATGATACCGTCATGGACTCCGAGACTTGGCTAGATGTGCGTGAGTTGTTTAAATGTCTCGCAATTCCCAAATATAAAGAGAAGGATTTTAGAAAGTTTCTTTGCAGTCAAGATGTCAAGATTCTTAGCAAGGATACTAATCAACCCTATGCGGATTTTGTGCAACGTGGCTTTGCAAAACTAACGCCTGTGACATTGCCTAATGGCGCGGTATATCAGAAGCCCGTGTTTAGTTGGAAAGGTTGCGAACGCATTATCAAGGCATTGCGAGGTCATGGTGTGATCATGGATGGTCATCAGATCGATCTCAATCTTGGCTATAAAGTTGTGAAGGTGTAGGAGAAAAAAAAGATGTTTGACAAAGTTTATACAACTGAAGAGCTAACTAAAATTCTAGAAATAGAGAGAATGGCTTGCGTCAATGGTGAGCGCACATTCCCTATGCCTGATAATGCCGAAGAAATCGCAAAGCAAACACCACTAGGCTCTATTTTGGGAGCGCAAAGATTATTTGAGGTTGGCTGTTATCATGAGTTTCGGGATCAAGTTCAGGAATATCAACTCACAAATAACATCTCTGGGCTTGAAATTAAAGTTTGTATTATTGGTGACAAGCTCTATAGATTCCCTATCCCTGTCTGCCAATTAGAGCTAACTAAGGATGATTACCAAGTCCTGAAACTGGCTAAAGACGCTGTAGTTGACGCATTCCTTAGTGCTGTTGATGAGCTTACCTATTTGAGCTTTAGTCATGAGGACAAGTCCCATGCACAATTTGACATCGAAACAACTATCGGGTATGTCAGGCACTTTGCGGATTTTTGTGATTGGGCTGAAATTGTTACAGCAGACGATCTTGAAACCACAATAAATCTTGGCTATGGTGATTACCATGCATCTGTTTTTATTGCTTCAGTCTCAGAAGCTGCAAAATATTCTGATTCAGTTTGGTTTTCTTCAGCTAAAGCTTGCAAAATTAACGGGTAAACCAATGTCTATCAAAATCAAATTCTCATTCGACGAATTGCGCCGCCGCGCCGCTAAAATGCTCGATGTTTCGCCTATGGATATTGATAACGTATGCCCGTCTGAGGGTGGTACAAAGTTCTATGTGACTTACCGAGCTTGGAAAATCAGAGGCTACGGTTTGCATGGTGCAACATTCACAATTTGGCAATTCGTCGAGGCGTTGCCAGTTGAAAATATGACGGGTAGCGTTGAGACTTTCTGGGATAAAGGGATTGATTCTGTTCTTGCTGTTTTGGGCTTGGATAAGTTCCCAAATAGTGAGAGGGAAATTAAATCTGCTTACCGCAAACAGGCGAAATTACATCACCCTGATACGGGCGGCGATCCTAACAAATTTCGTGAGGTGCAAATGGCTTACGAAACTGCGATCAATTTGTTGCCTGAATTGAGAAGAGCATATGGAAAATGAGCAATTCGATATCACCAAGGTGCTACCAAGGGCAAGCCCAAAGCCCAAAGTACACAACCCGTTCCCCATCGATACGAGCGCATTAACCAAGCGCTTGATTCGGGAATATTATCCTGAGTTGGAACATCGGTTGAATGGGGATTAAGCTAAAATAGCCATGCAAGGTTAAACCCTATTCCTTAGCGGTGAGTCACCCCTTGCAACAAAAAGACCATTTTCCCGATGACAGGAAAATGGTCTTTTTGTTGCGTTTAATCAATCGTTTAGATATCACTTCATCTTTGCGATCGCCTCTAGCAATGCATCAATCATCTTGTCTTTGCGCCGCATTTGGTCTTCCAATCAGCCGATCGCTTAACCACTAGTTTCACCGTCTAAAAGCTCCAATGGATTTTATGAATATTCACTTCCAATCAGCCGATCGCTTAACCAGAAGCTTCACCTCAATGATTGGCAATGGCTCTATGATGCTTTCTGCCTTCCAATCAGCCGATCGCTTAACCAGAAGCTTCACCTAATTCTCTCAATAGTATATTGTCGATGTCGGTCTCTTCCAATCAGCCGATCGCTTAACCAGAAGCTTCACCTGCTATTCACATCAGGGATCGGGATACCATCAAACTTCCAATCAGCCGATCGCTTAACCAGAAGCTTCACCTTGGACTAATGCCTCTCTCTCTGACTCTGATATCCCTTCCAATCAGCCGATCGCTTAACCAGAAGCTTCACCCACTGGTTAGCCATTTAAAAAGCTTTGCGGGCGCTTTGCGCTTCCAATCAGCCGATCGCTTAACCAGAAGCTTCACCAGACAGATCCCAAAAACCAAGCTGAGCGCCAATATTAGGATCGATTTGCGCGGATCGCTTACGAGATTGCAATTTAGAGTTGGCTTTAGATAGTGATTTTAAATCTTGCCATAGCTCAAAGTCTTGTGGTGATTGGTTTTCAGGGTTTGCGCGAGTGGTTAGACTATTTACAGCCCCGCTTTCGCGGTTGATTGCGGTAGATGTTTCTCCTACCGATCCTTTCTTACTCTTGCGAGTCTTACTCGGTTGGCGCTTCTTCCCATGCGTTGCATGATCCACGCCCTTAAATTCCCCCGATGAAGCGGGGTATGGTTTCAAAACCAAGCCTTTAAAAGCAACATTACGGATAACGGTTGAGGCGTTGCTATCTGCGTTGTCACCATGACCACAATTCAAGCATTTAAAAACAGCTTGAGATGGTCGAAACTCTTCGGAATAGTAGCCACACTGAGAGCAACCTTGAGAAGTGTGCGGTGCGGGTACTTTCACAAATATTCTTTCTGATGCTTTAGATTTAGTCTCTAGCATCGTTTTTGTTTTGCCGATCGCCACATCAAGAAGCGCTTTATTTAAGCCAGCTTTTGCAGCCGCGCCATTAGGTAGAAACGCGCCATTTTCACCAGCTTTCGCCTTTGGTGCGCGTACCATATTTTTAACCTTGGTATCCTCAATGGCAATGCTTTGATATTCACTCACATACTTGGATGTGAGCTTATGAATAAAGCGATCGCGTTGCCTAGCGATTTTAAGATGCACTTTAGCTAGTTTAGAGCGTTTAGCTTTTAGACGGTTAGAGCCATCTTTTGAGCGTGAGATAGAGCGCTGAATACGAGCTAATTTCTTAGCTTGCAATTTGGCATAGCGTTTTGATTTATGCAATCTTCCATCACTATCAGCAATAGGAGCGACTACACCAAAATCTAAGCCTACTTCTTGCTTTTTTGCTGGTTTAACGGGCTTTACGTCTACCGTGCTAGTGAATTGCACATAATAGCCGTCAGCCTTTTTGACGATGCGTACAATTGTATGATTACCAGCATAGCGACGGTAGAATCCCTTGCATTTGATTGACCCTAGCTTTGGATAGTCAATTAATGCATTGTCATTACCCAAGGGCGAAATATTAACGTATATCCGACCATTGCCGTTAGAAAAGCTTTCTAATTTATCAGCTTTCTTTTTGTAACGTGGTCTGCCTTTTTTCCCCTTGCGGTACTGAGTCCATGCATCAATTAGGTTATCCACAACAGATCGCCGTGATTCGCTATCGATAGGGTGCAAAAAATCAGGACATCGCATATTAGCGATAAAGCGATAATTTTTAACGTGCTTAAATGGCTCTTCAATATCCCGATGTTTGCGGATGTCGCATTTATCAGGATAGTAAGCACAGCAAAGCCCGTATTGATTATCAGGATTTACATACTCAATCCCGTCGATTTTGCATGATTTTCGCCATTGCCATACTTCAGGACTATACTCTGCCCATTCTTGTTTTGCCCTCCAATAACGTTGCTGATCTTCCTCAAGCAGACTTAAACCAACATTCCATACCCATTTAAGTTGAGTAAGCCACATATCAATTTGTGCGCTTTGCTCAATCGTGGGAGACAACTTAAATTCAGCTATCTTTTTAGTAGTGGCTTCATTGCTAGTCATATACTGATAGTATCATAGTATTGATACTATTGACAAGCTTTTAATACAAGCTTTTAATTGTGATATGGCTTTAAGAAATATAGTTAAAGAATTTCTGGAAGAAAGAAAAATAACCGCTTATCAGTTCGTCAAAGAAACGGGGATAAGCGGTACAACTGGCTATGAGTTAGCGCGTAACCCTTGGCATATACCATCTACAGGCTCAATCGCTAAAATCTGCGATGCCTACAAGATTCAGCCATCTAAAATTATTGTTTGGGTAGAGAATGAATAACGATCGCTTAATCCAAACTTTTAGTTATTCTACATACTCAGCGCCGCCGATCGTGCCATCTCTCTCTGTATCTGTAAAGCGATCTCTGTAGCATTACCACTGCCAGTGGTTACATTTACGTTATAGGTTTTATTGCCGCCCGAATTATTAAGCACGTTCTTGGTTTGGTTTGCTGGTAGCACGTTAGAGCCTCTAGGCAATGTCACCAGCTCAGCACCTTTTTCCCCAACCAATGCCGCACCCCCGACAAAGTTTGTAACGCCACGCGCAAACTTAGGTAAAGTGCTAGCTCCTAACGCCGCCCTATTTACTTCATCCTGATTATTTAGAGCTTTAGCATCTCCTTTAGGACTAGTGCCAATACCAGCTACAGCCCCAAACTTAGAATCACCTTTAGCTAACGTGAGAGCGCTGATAATTTGCTGTGCAGACTTACCAAGGATTTGTTGAATCTCTATGGCAGATGCTTTATCTAAGGCTCTCTGAGATTCCTTAAATGCTCTCTCACGTTCAATTTTCTGATCCTCAAAGGCGCGATCAAGTGCTAGTTCTTTCTCTTTTTGAGCGAGCTTAATCGTCTCTAACTCAGCATCAGCAGCTTTCTTAGCTGCTAAGTCCTCGTTAGTTTGCTGAAGTTTTAAAGCCCTCTCATCGGCTGCTTGTTGTGTTTTCAGCGCTGCAAGTTCGCCACGCTCAAAGGCTAATTTACTCGCTTGTAATTCAGCTTCGATCTTTTGCTTTTCAGGTTTGAGAACAGTGTTTTCAAAGTTAAGCTTGGCAGTGTTTTGCTCAGCATCAAAGGCAAGCTTAGCAGCATTTTGTTCAGCTTCAAAAACTTTGTCACTAGCTTGTTTTTCTTCAGTGCGCTTTGCAACTTCAGCCTTATCAATTTCAGCTTGCTTAGCTTTGTTCGCTTTATCAAGTTCAGCAATAGCAAACTCTACTTTTTTCTGTTCCTCACCGTTGGCAATCGCAGATATTTGGGCGATTTGCTTAGCCTTAGCTACTAATTGTTCTTGGGATTCAGTACCACCAGCTACGCCTTGAGTAGCAGCTTGTGCTCTAATGCGTTCTTCTTCTTCGATTTGCGCCGCAATCTTGGCGCGATCTTCTGGTTTAGCAGTGGCGATCGCACCCTCATTACTGATTAGCTGCTTAGCACCTGATAGAGCCTCACTTGCTTGTTTGTCACGTTGAGCGCGTTGCGCTGCAAATGCCTCATCGTCCTTACGTTGTTTCTCTGCTCTCTGTTCTTTAAGCGCGTTTTGCTTATCGTCAAATGCCTGTTTGAGTGCGTTGAGTTTCTCCTCATTCGCCCGCTTCTTAGCATCAAGAGCATCTTCAAGTTGTAGCTTTTTGGCGTTCTGAGTATCATCAAATGCCCTTTGCTTGTCTTGTAGAGCTAGGGTTTGCTTTTCCTTCAGCGCTTCAGTTTCTAGCGCTTGTCTGCGATCTAGCTCACCTTTTGCGAGTGCGTTTTTCTCTTCGATAGCCTTGATAGCATCAGCATTTTCGCGATCGCGCTTGGTTTTGCCATCGTCAAAGGAGCGCTTGATTGATTTTTCTGCGTCTTGGTTTTGGTTTTCTCGTAGCTGTTTAGCTCTATCCCTTTCAGCATCAGATACAGCCTTAACCGCTTCCTCTTCCTTTTTGAGTACAGCAATTTTTTGATCCGATTGGGCGATCAATGTTTTCCGAGAATCAATCTCTAATTTGTTAGCAGCTTGGTCTACTCCTTTCTGCTTACCGATAGCCTCTAGATCGGATACTTCTTGCTTTAATCGTTCGCTGGTAGCAGCTAGTTGTTTTTGGTATTCCTTGTTTTCTTTAATTGACAACTGAGTTGCGCGACGTTCAAAGTCAATGCCAGTGCCATATTTACCGATAAGATTGACGGCTGGCTGAAAACCAGAGCTAAGTGTTGTAATCGCGTTACTATAAGCGATCGCAGTCTTTTGCGCCTCTAATTGTTGTTGAGTAATAAAGCCAAATTGCGAACCAAATTTAGAAGCCCCTGACTCAGCACCGATTAAAGCATTGCTTAAATTGGTGATTGCAAGCGCCGCCCCTTGTATTGGATTCTCTACCTTATCAAATCCACCTGCTAGCTTATCGGTAAACGATTGTGAAGTAGCAGTCGCTTGTTTTAATTTCGCATCTACAGCCGTACTTTTGTTTAGAATTTTGTCGAATGCATCCTCAGCTTTATTGCTGTTAATTTCGCCAAATAAGTTAGCTGTATTTCGGACAGATTCAAAGGCTAAATAGACAACCCCTAAAGTTGCCACTAATGGAGCCATAGCCACAACTATAGACGCAATAGCTTTAACAGCAACCACAGCAAAAGTACCAGCCAGAATCGTGCCTTTAGCTAACAATGCTCCAACAGATACCAAAGCGCCTGTCACTGTGGTAGTAGCTGTAGTTGCGAACGTCACAAACCCAGCCGCCGCCGCTTTGGTTGCTACTCCTAAGCCTACAAACGATGTGGCGGTTACGGTGTTAGCAGTGGCTAGCCCTGTAGTCGCCACGGTAGAAGCCGCCGCCTGAATGCCAAATAATTTTAGTCCACCAATAAAAGCAGGGGCAGCCGCGCCGATCGCAGTGAGAGCCGCGCCCAATGTGGCGACACCTCCAACTAATCCAATAACGCCGCCTATAACTGTTTGCAATGGTGCGGGTAATTGGTTGAATACGTCAACAGCCGCGCCTACAGCCGCTACTAATGGCGCAAAAGCTACCTGTGCGCCGCGCCCTAAATTGACTAAAGCTTCATTGATTTTGTTGATTGCTGCTGTAATTTGACCTTCAGCAGATTTAGCGACAATATCAAAGCCTTGCTGTGCTTTTCCTGATGCATTGCCAACAGCTACTAGATTTGCATTAAAGTTCTTAAGGTCGTCGTTAAGTAAAGGGACAACAGCAGTTAAACCATCAATATCTGTAAAGATTTTAGATAGCTGACTACTGGTGTTTAAGCCAGCCGCTTTTAATCGATTGAGTACACCTGTTAATCCTTCAGTTTTAAGCGTTGTAGCAGCGTTAGTGATCCCAATAGCCTCCAACACTTTTTGTGCGGATTGCGTGGGCTTGACCAAGTTGACAATCGCCTGTCTAATACCACTAACCGCAGTCTCGGTTTTAACGCCTTTAATCGTAACGCTTGCTATGGCAGCGTTTAACTCGTTTAGTGTTACGCCCGCACTTGCAGCAATTGGCGCAACTTTACCAAGCTGACCAGCAAATAGCCCGATCGTTGTTTTACCTTTATCCTGCACAACTGCTAATTGGTCTACCACATTAGCAGCATCGCTAGCAGCTAAACCATAGGCATTCAAAATTGAGGTAGTTGCATCAGCTACCGTAGCTGTGTCAGTAAAACCAGCTTTAGCACCTAATACCGATACTCTGGCAATCTCTGATGCATCAGCAGCATTAATAAATCCACTAGATAGAATTTCATATTGTGCTGTTAATATTTCGGTGCTGGTTACTTGATTGTTTAAATCCTTTGATAGCTTGATAGCTGTATTAGCAAAAGCGTTGGATTGAGTAGATAATGTCGCTACTTTAGTTTTGGCAGTATCAAAGCCTAAAAATGCCTGATTCGCAGCGCTAGAAACTTGGTTAAAAGTAGTTCCAATCCGTTCTAATGTCTGTGATGTATTTTGTAGTTGCTCAGCTAAATCTCGCGCTTTCTCAGTAGTAGCGCCAATGAACTGATTAAAAGTTACAGGACTCGCATCGTCAAATCCTTTCTTGATTTTGTCAAGATTGAGTTTATTAATTTCACTCGCTAGAGCTTTAGCGTTAGCAATATCCGCAGGGTTGAAAATCTTTGCGTCAATCGCGGCAATTTGCTGCTTATATCTAAGTGTTTCTTGTGCAATTCGGGCGGATTCTTTGTCAGCGCCATCAGATACTCGTACAGTGCTAGCAGCTTTTTGTTTTTCTAGTTGAGCAATTACTGCATCAGAATTGCTTTTTGATTGTGGTTTTGTTGATGATTTTTCAGCGTCAGAGATCGCTTTAGCTGCTCTTGCTGACTCTGTTCTTGCTAGCGCTTCTGACTCTTTTCTTTGCCTATCTAATCTTGCTTTTTCTGCTATTTCCAGTTTAGTAGCAGATGCAATTTTAGCAGCTTCAATCTTGGCATTAGAAGCTAATTCCGCCGCTTCTAATTTTGCGATTGCCGCACTGTCAGCAGCCGTTATTTTGGCAGTTGTGGCAAGTTTAGCAGCTTCGATTTTACTTTCATTACTTAGTTCCGCAGTACGCAATTTAACAGCATTAGAGTCTTTATTTGCAGCTAATTTTGCATCGCTAGCAATCTTTATTGATTCAATCTTAGTAACTGCTGCCACTTCATTAGCGATCGCTTTTGCTGACAAATTTAATCGCAATGCTTCAATCTTGGCATTGGAAGCTATTTGAGCCGCTTCTAGCTTTGCAATTGTTGAGGCTTCTACAGCACTAACCTTAGTGGCAGATGCAATCCTAGCGGCTTCTAATTTGGCGATCGTTGATATTTCTGCATTACTGATTTTTGTAGCAGATGCTATTCTCGCAGCTTCTAATCTAGATTGCGCTGCTATTTCAGCGTTAACGACTTTGGTAGCATTGCCATCTTTAGCAGCTAAAACTTTAGCGTTAGCTGCTATTTGAGCCGACTCTAATTTAGCGATCGCGCCAACTTCTAACGCTGAGACTTTTGAAGCTCCTGTTAATCTAGCTGCGTCAACTTTAGCTTGTGACGCAATTTGAGCAGCTTCTACTCTTGCGACGGATGCAATCTGAGTTTTTTCAATGCCAGTAAATTTACTTAAATCGATATTAAGTGCAGGTAATTTGATATTGCCGATCGCAGATTGCAGTAATTTGATGTCACCGATCGCCTTGTCGATGCCATCAAAACTAACTCTAATTGCATAATTCTCATCAGCCATATCAATCACCCGCTAATAATTCAATCGTCTCGTAATCGCAAATTTCAACTACCCAATTCGGTATTTTGCCTTCCTTAAATAGCTTCGCAAATTTCTTAGCAAACCTAACGCTCATCTGCTTTTTGGCTTGCATTCTCCGCAATGCCTGCAATGATGGTGTCAAAGATCGGAAAGCTTTCTCACGGTCTTTAAAATCACCAGTAGCCAACGTATTTCGCGCCGCAATAACCTCTAGCTCAGCCGATCGCTGTAACTCTTGCTCATTGATATAAGCAAGATGCGATCTGATTACGCTTATTCGTTGCTGTCCAAATCCATCTCTGAATTTTGGAGCAAAGCAACTTGATGTGAGTTTGAGGTAGATTTGATTCCACTCTTCTTCGATGTCTTTAACGGTACGGTTGGATCGTCTTCCTTTCCCTCCGTCACTGGTTCATCGAGTTCATAGCTTTCTGTAATGCCCTCACGTTCTGAGACAAAAGTTAACCATAGCGCCTCGATCAAAGGCATTGATTTTTTGAGTTGCGCTGTAATTTCTTCACGGCTTACAGATAATCGCACTGATAACCATGCAGATACCTGAACGATTTTCCATTCAGTATTGGCACTGGTTGAGCTAAGGTCGGTAGCGATCGCCTTATCGACTGCGATCGTTTCATTAACAGTTAGTTCCCCTAGCAATGGGATTTCAACACCAAAAACGGTTTTAGATTTAAAGGTAGGCTTTTGCTCAATCTCAAAAATTAGCATATTTGCAAAGTGATATTTTGATGTGTATTAATGTCTATTTTAGGGATTAATACAGTGGCAACCAAAACGCGATCGCCACTGTATAGATCCACTCTCGTATCTTGCATAAACTCTTCTTTCAGATAAAGCATTTCGGCAATAAGCTGCTTGCCGTTTATGGTGCAGCTTATTGCGTAGGCTTTAGGAGAGATTAGATATTCATGCATTAGGTGACAACAGCGGGATCTGTGTATACAGTGCCATTAACCTTGAAAGGTAGGCTTTGCTTGGAAATTGCGCCAGCCTGTACGTCAATAGTCTGGTCTGTGCAATAGCAGATACCACGGCGAACCAGTCCTGAAGTGTAGCCAGTAGCAGGGGGAGGAGTAGTGACAACGACCCACATGTAACTCCCTGGAGTCGATATTACAGTTGTTCCATCGATCGCAGTAGCGCCGATCGTTAAGTTCGCAACAGTAGTTAGTCCAGCATCGATAGAACTAAAAGCCCCATCGCAGCTAAATTCACCCGCGCCGCTAACGATTTGACCTTGATCGAACAGGGTACTATCAAAGGTACGTAACTGCTCATCAGAAAGCGTTACTGTACCAGTAGCAGTGCTTCTTGCTCCAAGGGGAATAAAGTTAGAGCTAGTGCTGTTGATTGGGATTGCTAGATGATTCGCATCTAATGAAATCGAGCCAGTCGCTGTATATGGACCGCTTCCTGTTGAAAGCGCCGTACTAACAGCAGTTGTAACCGTTGCGCTAACTACGTTTCCAGTCAGAGGATCGGTAAATGGTAGGCAAGTTCCAGCAGGGATTTTAATTGTTTGTCCAGAAGTTGCAACGCTATAAGATACTGCGACAGAAGTGGCATTCTTAATAGCAGCCGTGGTAACGGTAATCGTAATGCGCTTAGGGTAATCGGTATCGCCTTTACCTAAAGGCACGATCTCAACCTTAGCGCCGTTACCCGTCTCAAATGTCGTGAGTTTCTCACCCATGATGATTTAATCCTAGATACTTTATCCCCTAGAATCGCATCAATAAATGGCTATAATATTGAGTACGGACTGAACACGGACTAACTACGGACTTAAGTTTTATGAGTGAAAATAAGACAAGTTTTTATAAAGTAAAAGACGATGTGCAGCAAGCTTTTTTGTTTCGCGATCAAGTAAAGAATTTACTTTATGAAAACACTGGAGTAGATGTCGCAACAGTGCCAGATGAACTGGCGATCAAGTCGTTGCGATACGTTTTAGACTCATTGCAAATCCATGAAGATAATCGCCTAAATACTTTGGTGGATAAAGCGACTGGCGCTATGACATTTCGAGATCAAGTTATGGCGGCGCTTGGCAATCCTGATGATGCGATCTCAGAGATTGAGCGTTTGCAGCAAAGCCAAAACTATGTATACACAACCGAGCATCAAACGTTAGATATGTTTTGGCAGAAAATACAAGTCTTGTTTGGCGACAAAGATATGAGCTATAACGATGCGTTATTCAAGATTAGAGAGCTGATACATAATCCTAAAAAAGAATTTGATTGTTTACTTGAAGAAGTGACCAAACTTAAAAGCGATCTTCGCGTTGCCAACAAAGTGATCGCCCGTCTAATTGGTGAATAAGCATGGATGATAAATCAATAGAGATAAAAATTGTCATCACCCCTAGCAAGCTTGCAGAGCTAATTAAGCTTATGCCAGATCACGCAAAGGGTAGAGGCGAAAGAACAAGGGTGATCTATTGGTTTATCGATGAAGGCATGAGGGCAACTCTAACCAAATCACAGCAAGAGCCGCGCCCGAATCATAGTAATCGAGATTATTTAAGGAGAAACTAAATGGCTAACTTATACCTATGAGATATGGGCTAGCTCCCTAATTATCGATATGTAATAAAAAAGCCGATCAAATGATCGGCTTTTTTGTGGCTATTACAAAAAAGTAGGCAAATTATACAACTAATATCGAGTTTTGATTTACCATGCAGTATCCTTGCTGTCCACTGGCAAGCCCTAAAGGAGTCATTAGCGATCGTAGAAAATTACGGGTATGCTGCTTAGATTTAGAGCCTGTAACTTGCATCACCTCTGAGGCTGTATGCCATTTACCATCTTTGAGTAATTTGTAAATAGCGAGTACATGACGCTCACCACTTGTTAGCGATCGCCTTGGGGCTTTGTAGCCATTAGAAGTAAACTCAGCGCCAAAGCGAGTGTAATGTTCGTATTGATTTAGCATTTAATTAAATCGCCATCAAAATGACGCGCTTGATACCTTGAAAAACAACCTTCAATTCGATCTAAATCATCATATTTTAAAATCCATGCAAGGAAAGCTTCAAAAGACATTTCTTTTTCAATAATGTGGCAAGAGATAGATTTTAAAAAATGCTCACAATCTTGGTAAGTTGGCTCAAGATCTTTTTCCTGTGCAAAATCCATAGCGGATTGAATTTCTGACTCAGTAAAATCTACGGCTTTTACACCTTCATTAAAACGCCCGTTAAAATTTGCAACCCATTTCATAACTTTCTTTTCGGTAGCGCTCATCTCGCAAGAGCTTGATAAATTTAGCGAGAATCCCTATTAGGGATTAATTGAGATTAGATTAATACAAATCTGTGCCAAACCAAGTATCCAAAGCAATCTTTGCTTCGTCAATCTTTTTAGCTTTTTTGGGGGATTCAAGATCTTTGAACTGACGAGCAAAACCGCAAGCGGCTTTTTTCATTTCGCTGGTCGAAAAATACTTACCAGCGCAAATCCACATATCTGCTGAGTTAGAAATTTTTTTAATCGCTTCAAGCACGGCGGGTAAGGTTTCGCGCTTGATTTGAAACTGCGATTGAAAAGTAAAGCAGATTTCGTTTTTTAGCGCGGTTCTTGGGTTGATTGCTGTTGCGGTAGTCATTTGCTTGTCCTCTTGTTTGGTATGTACCTAATATAACAGGCTAGTACTATACTGCCTAGTACTTTGTAATATTTCTTTACAATTTAAGTGTATAGACTGCATTTCACGGTTGTATTTAGGCAATTTATAGGCTTTAAAATGCCCTTCACTACCACTAAACTTGCCACGTTTCCCTTTTAAATCAAGGTGTAATTCTTGCTTATCCCAGCGCTTTACATATTGCGAAATTTGCTGATGATTTTCAATGTAATGAGGAGAGCTTACCGCCCAATACCATTCACCATTTAGCATCTTTCGGGCGATCGGCATCTCACCAAAGATCAAGGGTAAATTCTTTTCAGCGTCAGCCGCCGTTGGGTTAGGCGTGATTAACCCTAATCGATCTAGCAACTGATACTCAATCAGAGCATCAAAGCTAGGCGACCAATCATCATAGGCAACAAGCGGCGTTGCCATGTGTGCAATTATTTGGAGATTGGTTAGCATGGTGTTAATACATCCCAGTTAAAAGCGTCTTCATTGCCGTATTCTTCTTGTTCTTCTTGCTGATGCAGTTGATATATTCGCACCCGTTTTTTATTGATGGTTTTTTGCTTAGATGTTCTAGCTAAGCCAAGCCATGTCAGCATGGCTCCAATGTATGAAGTTAAGTTTGACTCATACCCACAGGTTAAATGAATACCAAGCTCTGTCAATTCGCCGCCTTTTCGCAAATCTTTGAGTTTCTGAGCAAAAGTGATCACTTCGGGCGTGCCATTAATAGCGCCATTCTCTTCAACAATGTGCCATGTGTTGCCAGATAAAACAAAGTCTAGGAACTCATGCAATCCAATTTGCTCTAATGCCTTTTTATTTGCATTCTCTTTGGTAGCATTCAAAAAGTTTTTCTGATTTTCGTTTTGAGCATCTTTCATTAATTCATCTAAATACTCCAGATGTTTTTGAAAAGACCAAGAACTATTGTAAGTACACCAGCTACTTACGCTAAATTGATTGTCACACCATTTGGATATATATCTTTTTACGTCATGCTCTAACGTAAAAATTTCCCTTCCTTTTGATTGAACCCGAAAAGAAGTTAAAAGGTTGTGAATCAATTTTTCTGCTTTGCGATCACAGTAAACAAACCCTATCAATTCAGGTTTAGCAACCCATCTTGAACACTCTTCAAACCTCTTCTCAAAATTAGCAAAATTTGAAGCGCTGCCAATTTTCACAAGCCATTCATCTACTTTAATAAAATAAACAATGTTGCTAAAACTGTCACCAATCAAATTTTCGATTTGATACGCTAAGCCAATATTATCCATTTAGCAAACTCCTAATATCGCTCTTAGAATCCGCGAGAAAGCCTTTGTAATCTTCAAGATATTGCTTATATCTTGCATGAGATTCAGAGGCGCGATCGCTTAACTTTTGAGCGTGTGGAGTAATCTGCATAAACTCACCGCGATCGCCGTCCGCAGTCTCAAACCAGAATTGCATAGAGCATAGTCCGCACCCTGTCCCAGATTGACCGCCTAGGTATGGCGATTCAGCAAACTTGAGTAAAGCATCAGCAATAAATCCTTCTTCGATTCTGGTTACGTTTGCGCTCCAATAGGAATACAAAGTTGCGCCTGTTTGAAGTAGCCAGTTACCCATGATCATCTGTTGGCTTTGAAGGAGTAAGCGCAATGCGCTCGTATTGATTTGAGTACATATTTCGATGTAGCGGAGGGAGTAAGAGCCGCGATGGGCATCGAAAAAGCCGATGAGTTTGGCTCGTTCAATTTCTTGCATTAATCATGCTCTCAATCATCATCAATAATCGCAACCTGAGGCGGCGCGATCGGAGTGGGGTTTATTTTTAATAGCAGATTACAAAGCGCGAGTGCGGGTGTTTCCCCAAATGCATTACGATGATCGTACCCTTCGTTAACAAGGCTGTAAGCATCACAATCCTTACCTATATTCCAATCTAAATCCAAACGATCAAACACCTTGACAATCGCATCCAAGCTCTCGGCATAATTTGGAATTTCAATATCTGTGCATCCCGCGATTGCTGCAACTGCGAGGTTAATTTCTTCATTAGTCATAATTTTGCGATCGCCTCTAATATTAAATATCCAATTAAATCAAGTTTTGCATCTTCTAGATCGTCACCTTGAGCGCTCTTGATGCGAGAAAGCTTGTCATCCATCCTTACCGCGATTTGCTCCAATGGTTCAGCTTTGCTAAATACACGAATTGGGCTTAGTGCTGAGTTGCCATATTTGCGGTTTTTATCAAGCAACATTTTGCGAATTGAATCTAGTACAGCATCTAGTTTTTGCTCAAAGTTCATTAGTTTCACCAGCATTACTTAGCAAAATCTTCAAAGCACCCCGCAAAATTGGGAGGCGCTCACTGTCTGGACAACGCAAACTATTAGCATATTTAATCTGCCTCGCAATCTCATCTAGGAATTTGCGGTATTCAGTAGGCGGAATTGAGTTGTAATCGTTAATGTTTTTAGTCATTATCCTTTACTCTCCGTTGTATCTAAATCACCGTTATACCGTCCAGTCTTTGAGTAATCATGCCTAGGACAAGCCGTCTCAGCAAAAACAATCTGTCCGATCCTCATAAGTGGATAGATAGGTTGCCAAGCCCAAAGACGATGATTAAGCAACTCCAAAGTCAGCTTTGAATTATTAAATCCACCATCAATCCAAACAGCAAGTACATGACCCCATCCTGATCGCCCTCTACTTGACTTAAGCCTAAATTCCGCTGAGTAATTAGGCGGCATGTTAAACGTCTCATAAGTGCAGGTCAGTATAAAGCTTAGTGGCGATACCCAAAACGGGTTTGATTCTGAGTATTTGGTCAAGTCATGAGTCGTAAACTCTTGACCTGTCAACCATCGCTTAAGCCAGTTATTTTCAGTTTTGAGCGTGTAGCCTATCCGCACATCGAGGGATTGTGGGTTAAGCATTGCTTTGTCAAAAGGCACAATAACGCCACGACTGCAAAGCTTTTCAATTTCCCAATCAACTAGCGTCATATTCTTTCCACCTTAATCAAATCACCAACCTTGCAGTAAAGCACTGCACATAGAGCGTCAATCAAATCACGCTCTAAATACTCAAACCGATCTTGCTCAAGCCTTGATATCTTCTGAGTCGAAGTATTGCAAAGCTCTGCTAGCTGTTTTTGAGTTAACGATTGCTTCCTGCGTAAACTTTTAAGATCTAATTTCATAACCCTCTTGAGTAACTAATCATTATCATACTACCTACTAGTCATTTATTGACTAGCTTTTACTTATATAAAATGACTAAAAGTACTGATAATACTAATCATTGGTATATTGACTAATCATTTAATGAGTAGTAATGTATATACAGATAAGCAAAGGAGCTAAACAAATGACCGCTACATACTCAGTCCGTGAACAAGAATCAAACGTCAACCCCGCACATAAAAGCGAAGTGGTTACTATTTTCAAAACCTACGAAGCTGCTACTGATTTTGTAGCTGCTAACTACAGGAAGAATGGCTACGGTCGTCTTTATGTTTCCGAAGATTAACCACTAAGCAGCTAAAGACGCATTGCCTATTTATTAAATATTACGAGAGTAAGCAATCATGACATCACATCAAATCTCAGTACAAGATTTCCAAGAATTTCAAGCAGCGACAATGCTGGCAAGTGCTAGCACAAAGCGTTTATGGATGGTCGCCAATCCAATTACCAAGGATGTGTATTTTGTGGTTTGCGATCGCAATCGTGGCGATTTACTAGAAGTCAAAAGCGGCTCTAATGTGCTTTATGATTTTCACGCTGCAATCGATTTGTATAACTCAATCAGGTAAGCAATCATGACACAAACAAAATATTGGGAATACACCGTTAATGACGTATACGGATGGCGTGAGTCTGTCAACGCACCAACTCAAGATCAAGCTTTAAAATTAGCTTTCGCTAAAAACAAAGGAGCTAGGATTTATCCAGTAGGCGGTAAATGGGGGGTAGAAATCGTACCGCAATCTATCGCGATTGATTAAGTAAACATCCAACAAACAAAAAAGAGAGAGCGATCGCATTGATCGCTCTCTCTTTTGCTTACTTATAAGGCTTAGGCTTAGGCTTACCTTTTGGCTTGGGCGGTTTCATCTTCATGGCAGTGGTTCTATGTGGTTTTGCACTTTTATTATTGCAGTATATGCAAAATAGATTGATAATAAAATAAATCAAGCTTTGACAGTTCGCTACTGTCCTGTGAGAGGCTATCTCGAAAGGATATCTGTACTTACGGATTAATGAAATAAAGCATAAAAGTAAAGCCCCCTCTACCGAAATCAGTAGAGGGGGCTTTACTTTTTAATCTTGAGGGGCTAAAAACTGATAAAATATTAGTGTGCTTAAAGTGAAATCACGACAAATCACCCTAAGCACTGCTACCTACTATTACTAGGCAACAATTTAATTATGACACGAACTAAACCACGGGAATCATACGATCCTAAATGGGAACCGCCCAAAACTTCATCAGAATTTAAAGCTAAGAAGATTCTGGAAGATCACGGCTTTTCAGTAATTCATAACCAATGCTTATATGGTTACTATCCCGATCTTAGGATTGCTGGCACAAAGGTACTAATTGAAATTGATGGCGGTTACCATTCATCTCGCAACCAAAAAACCAAAGACGCAAAGCGCACCAAGAATTTAGAGAGCTATGGCTTTATCGTTTTGCGATTCACCAATGCACAGGTTAAGCATCCAGATCTACTCATTACCAAAGTTCGGGCGGCGCTGAATATTCGTGAAATCAAGAAACCTCAAATCGTTGCGATCGTTGCGGATGCTTCAGATTTAAAAAAGATGGTAGACAAGAAAACCAAGGATAATACTTTTCACTTGATAGCCAAGAAAGCCGCTAAGACTGCAATTAGACAAGAACGTAATGGCAATCGCAAAGCTGAGCGCAACGGGCTTAAAGCTGAAAACGCTAGGCTAAGGAAAGAACTTAAGGAGTTAAAAGCTTCTTTATAAAATACTTGCGACAGATTGTTTTCATCTTTTCCTGAGTGGTAAAATCTCATACAAGCAAAGGAGTTAAACAATGAGAAAACAACCACTAACAGGCGCTTGCAGATGTAAAACTATGCGGATGGTCAAAGGGCGCAAAGATTATGAATGCTGTGAATGTAACGCGATACTTAGCAAAGGTACAGTGCATCAATTCGTACAAGGAATTTGGGGTAACTCAAGTTTAGAATTTCGCACCTGTGAAGATTGCTTAAACCGATGGGAACAATTAATAGCTGATTACCCAGATTTTAATTTAACCCCATTCAACCATGGCGATCTCAATGAGGCGATCGCATACAACGAATTGCAGCAAGCTTTTAAAATTGGTGATTTAGATCTAGTCAGCGCTGCGATCAAAAACTTTGAGCCGTATGCCTACGGAGAATTTAAGCAATCATTGCAACAGATAAAAGCTGAGCTGGTAGCTGCTTAATAAAAAAGCCCGATCATTTGATCGGGCTTTTTTATGTTAATATAACTTCACTGCTGGTTATTTAATGTTCTCAGGCATTAAGTAACTTACTTGTAAAAGCGCAGGATATCCAACTGTTACCGCAGTCGAATGACACAATCTTACCATAACTACACGACAATATACACAGCATTTAGCCAAAGTGATAAATTACCTCACTTGGTTAAATTGCTGTATTTGTTTGTGCGCTCTTATGATAGGCAGTCATTTGTAAAGCGTGGCAAGTCTGGAGAAAAAGGGAAAGGTGCTGGCATTGTAGTTTTAGACATCCCGACGATCGCAACTACCTTAAAGCGCAAAGAATCCACAATTAAAAAGAATTTACGCTTAGCTCTAAAGTTAGGTGTTTTCTGGATGCTTGAGATTAAAGGTAATTGTGTGAGGCTTGTCTATTCTGCTTTAACTAAGCTTTGCTCTGAGCTTGGTATATCTAATTTAGGCGCTATACACGAAGAGAAAGCTACTGAGCTTGATAATATTCGGACGCATAACATTAGAGCCACTGCTGCTCAAAAGCAACGCAATGCACAGCAAGGAGCTTTACGCAAAACCAAGGAGGAGAATGAATTAAACCAAGGAAAGAAAATAACCAGACGGGTAGTTAAACCATCCAAGATTTTTAAAAACGTGTCAATTCTAAGCGATCGCAATCTCCCTAAAGAAAAGGTAGAGAAAGCATCAGGCATCAAGGCTTTTAGAAAGGTACTTGGAACTAGGTTTTTACTGGTTAACCGTCAATTCGTGCCTTATGGCGTTTCTCAAGAGACTATAGCTAATTTAGTTAATCGGACACCTCAAACGATTAGAAAGCACCTTAAGGCAATTAAGGACTTACCATCTATTGAGTGTGTACAAATTTGCTACCCAAGCAACGATGCAATAAGAACTCCTGAATTTTGGCTAGAACATAATTTAGGCGAAAAGCATTATTTGCGTTTTAAAGGCGATCGCGAATTGTACCAAGTCCACACTAATATCTATAACCTTGAAGAAGACGCTAAGCAGCTACTAGGATGCACTGGATTGAGACGACGTATTAGCAAGGCTACCCGAAAATCTCAGCATTGCGCCCCTGCGGTATTGCAAGCTTAAGTAGAGATTACTTTTCATCCCTCACTCATCAGATCGCTGTCATAGGCGATCGCTTTGCTGTGTTTATGGTTTAAATACTATTTATCACCATTTCTAACATGGACTTAACCGCAGGCGTGAGTTGTTCCCACCTAGTCAACCGAAACCAAGCTAAGGGCTTTTTATATTTCAAAGACAAAGAGACATGATCATCTTTTATTTGGGCATAAATGCAGTAATTTAGGCACAAAGCAAAAAATTGATTTTCATCATTACCATCCATAGTAAAGCCAAGCCTTTCTAATTCCTCCCTAAAATAAAAGTCAATTTCATCAGACATTTTTACCGTAGTTTGATTACTCATATTTATTACCGTCAAATAAGGTTTACATGAAAATAGGTGATCGCGTTGTATGGCTACATACTGTAGTTACTCCCGCACTTAAAGGCGGTGTATGGATTATAGAAGAATTAGTAGGAGACGTTGCAACTATCCGCAGATTAGATAAAATCGTACCTAATCAAAATGTGCAAATAAAAAACCTTGTAGGAGCAATATGAAAGTATCACTTGAGTATCTATATCATTTCTGCTGCAATCGTTGTAGGAAGTGGTGGACTTGCGCTGACATTAAAACGCCTATAGGTACTAAAGTGTATTGCCCTCGTTGCCAACATCTTAATACGGTTGAAAGCGTAGAGACTGAAAAAGGTTGAACTTGATTAAATAATCTTGTATAAAGTAGTTGACAAGGTAGCTAATGATCTATATACTTGGATCAAGACAAGTAAAACAAAGGCAAAAGCAATGAAAAGCGATAAATTAGCAGCTAAGTTTCCAAGATTAAAATTTTTATCAATCACTGAAGGAACACCAGCACAAATTGAATGGGCTAACAAATTAGCTACTGGTTTTCTAAAATATGAAACAAGACGCTTGACTGATGAAGAACTCGCAACTATCTTCAGTTCTTTTGGCAATGACGCTTTGTTCTGGATTAACAATAGAACTACAGCTAAAGGATCTATGGGACTTACCATAGCGATTATGAGAAATCTTGGCTATGACGACAATTTTTCTAAGGTTGCTTAATGACTAAAAACAGCAATGAATATGATCGCAAATACTACGCCAAACGCACAGCACACATAGAGCGGCGTATTTGCCCTCTATGCGGTAAACGAGTCTATTCCAAGCAGCGAGATATATGTCAAGCTTGCTGGCTTAAGACTGATGACGGTAGGGAGTATTTGAGATTGAAGAAGATTGAAAGTAGGAGTAAGAGAAATCATGAGCAACGACACTAACAAGTTGACAGAAGTACATGAAGAGTTTTGGGACTTAGCCGATGAATGGGGGCTAAGTCTTTTGACAATAAGTCAAGTGACACGCGCCCCAATCAAAGTATTACTAAATTGGCGAGACAACGGAACTACTCCAGAATCCGCGCTAAACGATTTAAAAAAGTTTTTAGACAAAGCGAGTTCATACAATGAATAACACTAACGAATATTACCTATACAAGGGCAATGTATACCACTGCTCTGAATGCACGACAGAAGCCGAACTGTATGGCGCTGATTGCTTTTATGGCTATGGCAAAACGCTCTTGTTCTTGGATGAACTAGAGGGCGGTAATTATGTCAATGCTGATGATTGCGTAAAGGTTAAAGCACCTGACCCTGACCTTACTATCTGGCAACGCTTACTGATTTGGTTCTATGAGGTAAAGCAAAAGATTCAAGATTTGCGCCGCCCCAAATATGATGATTGCGAGTTTTAAGACTATGACTAATGCAATGACTGTAACTGAATACGCAGGATACTTGAATGCTAATCCAATACATCATTGATGAACCGCCCAAAAACACAAGTAACGGGCGTGGCAACTGGATACTACACCTTAAAGAAAAGCAATCACTTAAGCAAGGCGGCGCGATTGAGTCTGCTTTTGATTGGGATACTAAATCACAGTTACGCATTCACTTCCATCGCTTTGCGGCTGCTAATAGACCAATGGATGATGACGGCTTAGCGATCGCATTTAAGCCTGTGAGAGATGGCTTGATTGATAGCTTATCTCAGTACTTTGGACAAAAATTTGATGACGGCAATCAGGATTTATTTCATTTTGTTTACTCGCAATGCAAAGCGCCTGAACCTGTTTTTGCGGATACTATTGTGATTACGATTGATTTAATGGCTCAATCATCGCTATATAGCAGCGTCGTAATGCGATGGGGTTATGAACCATACTTAATCGACAAAGCCTCACTCATCGCCACACTTGGCGAACATCGCGCCGCTAGGATTGCTGATATTGTTGCCGAGCTTAAGTGGTCAAAGGCTGGGACTAAGAAAGTGGATAAGCTTAAGAAGGAGTTAGCCAAGACTCAGAAAGCGATCGCGCATTGTGTGGCTTAATATGGCGGTGACTGGAATCGAACCAGTGTTCTTGGGATTATGAGACCCACGAGATGCCACTTCTCCACACCGCTAAAAGGCGCTTGCAGATGCAAAACCATGCGGATGGTTAAAGGGCGCAAAGATTATGAATGCTGTGAATGTAACGCGATACTTGGTAAAGGTACAGTATAACGATAAATAATTCCGTAGTGCTTAAAAGAAGGTATTTCGATAATCATGTTTAGTTGCTTAAAGAAGGTTGAAGTTAAAAAAGCTTTAAAGAAGAGGGAAATAAACAAGTTGATTAAACTTGCTGAAAGCCAAGCCTCGATAAACGGGTTAACGTCTAGCCATAAATATTCTATTGTTAAAAATGCTATTCAACAATTAAAAGAACAAGGGGTTGAACCAACAATAAAATTAAAAAAGGCGTTGTTGTCATCATCAAAAGCTTGGCTTAGTGATTGTATTGAATACAAAAAGAGGCAAATCAAATGAATACAAAAAAGTCATCCCAGATCAACGAGCATATCCTGATGGTAGGGAGTATTTGAAGCTGATGAAGATTAAAAGTAGGAGTAAACAAGACAGAGCATGGTTGAACCTACTGACTCCCCAGATCAACTCTGGGTGCATTACCACTTTGCTACTCTCGGTTAATGCGATCGCTTTATCCACTGCCATCAACAATCTACACGGTGCGTAAATCTCAGGCTTAGGAGCGATCGCGTTTACAATATTAGCACAAAGCTTTATCGGTTGCCATCGTGAAAACACCGCTTGAAATCAGAACAGCCATACTCGCTGCTATTCCCGATCTGCTTGGTATTCGCTATTTCGGGGCGACAGTGCAGCCAAGTATTTTAATGCTGCCAGATCCCGCACTGGAAGACGCTGGACTTTCATTCCCCTCAATAATTAACGGCAGTCCAGTACTGTATCAAGGCGTTGAGATCGTGATTTATCGACATAGGGTACTTGATAGCTTCGCACCTATGCTTAACTCAGAAGTAGATTTTCGGGCTAAGTCATGGGTATTGCTTAAGGATCATGGCAATATCGACAATTTTACTTTGGCGCAAATCAATGCTTTTAGATCGGTTGCTGGTTTGACTGCGATTACTGAAGAAAATCTATCAGAGGGTTTGTCACTAGCAGCGGCGAAAGTATCCAAGCTATTGAGTCTATACAAGCAATTACCACCGCCATCGACAAAGCCAGAACAAGCGCCGCTACTGGATAGCATTATTTTTGAGTTTGATTATGCGGGTTATTTGTAGTTTGTAACGAAATGTAAATAGTTTGCTTACCCTGTTGACATCTTTCGTTTAGTGATGATATCTTTAGTACAGAAAGCAAGCAACAAAGGAGCGACAAGGCAATGACTTACACAGTAGCAATGTTAAACAACGGATCAGTATTCCTTGGTTCTGATAATTTTGAATTTTTCAAAATGTGGATTATGGCTGAAGAGGATAACCGCGATTCTGCAAGAGATGGATATCGCCGAAGAATTACTGAAATTAGAGAATACAACTCTTATGATGAGTATGCGTCAGGTGTAGAACCTTTGAGAGTCAAAGAGACGACATGGGCAAAAACACAATGCCCAATGGTTCGTGAGTCCCTGCGAATGATTGGTAGAGAAAAAATGGAAAAGCAGATCGAAAAATCAAGAGGCGAAAAAGCGAGAAAAGCAAGGAATAAAATCGCAGCGGCGCAGACTAGAGCGAGAATGGCTTCAAAAGTTTCTTAAACACCACACACATCATAGGGGCTTAACCGCCCCTCTCTCAATCAACATTCACAAAGGTAACGACGATGCAAAAATTATTCATGATCCAAGCGTTCCTACAACGCTATGCCGAGCTATACCCTGATAAGGTTGATGGCAAGATCGGCGAAGAGTACATTTTTGATTTGTGGGAAGACGACATTTTATCTGTACGCATGACTGATCAGGGGTACGAGTACTCATGGCAGTCTGAAGGTATTTGGCACGCATTGGAAACAGTAAGCGAGTTAAAGGAATTACTAAACCATGAGTAACCGTCCAGACTGCCCCTACTGCCATAAACCGATGTGCTTTAACGGTGAAAAACCATCAGGGGCGCGACAATATCGCTGTAGGCGTGGTTGTCTCACACCTGAAGGGAAAACCGTAACCATGACTGACAGCGATCGCAAACGTGGCGGTCAAACGATAGGTACTGAGCCTATGAGCCAAGCTGAGTATGATTTGCGGTATCGCTTGGCACATCCTGAAAAATATAAGGAAGTGCATGGGTATAAGCCAAAAACTAAAGGATAAATAGCTAATTGTAAACAAATATTACGAATATCTTGACACCTTTCGTCTAGTGATGGTATATTACTCATATAGACAAAACAAAGGAGTAAACGACAATGCAAACACAAATTAACTGCTACTTTAACCACGCATGGGACTCAGAAACTCACCCCGATCTAGCTGACAAGAAAGCGGCGATCGCACTGGCTAGAAGCTTATCTCCCAATGTCAAAAGTTTTGAGTACTCAGGCAGCCAAGCAGATGGCTTTGAGTTCTACTTCACAGAGATTGTGACCGTGACTGTAGACTTTGAAGATGGTGACTGCATTAGCTATTTTGATGAAGTGCAGAATGCTAAGCCACTTATCACAGGTGGCGAAATGACAACGGCTCGTAGAGTGAGAGGTAGATAAAAATGAAGAATAATGAATCGATGATTGGCGACGATCCTAAAGTAAAAGTAGCAATCCAAAGCGCCTATAAGGAAAACAGTAAATTTATTGCTAACGTTGGGCTAGGGATGATTGATGGCACTGTCTGCTGGTTTGAGTGCGTATGGATGCCATCGTTTCCAGTTAATGTGGCGACTGGTCGGCATTCGATTTCATCAATATCCGAAATTGCATTATTAAAAGAATTTATCAAAAGCAATGCAATCGCCATTAGAGAGTTTGCGGAGTCGCTTTAGCTATGCCAGTACCTAATCCACTAAATCCAATCTGTGAAACGTGCGGAGCATTTACCACGTTTAACCAAACCCTGCCGTCAGGGGCACGTGAGTACAGGTGCAGACGGCATAAACCCAACTACGTCTGCAATGACAGCGATCGCCCCGTTGGTCGTCCTGCGATTGGCGATCGCGCTATGACTAGAGCCGAAATTGACAAGCGGTATCGTGAGAATAATCCTGAAAAGTACCGCGAAACGCAAAGGAATAAGCCCAAGAAGAGTAGGAAGAAAAAAGTTAAGTGAATGTATTGACAGATGTTTTGTAGTGGTGCTATATTACATATATACCAAATAAAGCAACGGAACGGCAAGGCGATGACTACTACACAAGAAAGACTAAAAAAACTTACCGAGTCAACTGAAACCGCCAACTATATTGTTTGCTACAACGAAAGTAAAAAAGAATGGGAACTAAGAGGCAAGATGGGGAATAAAACTTATTTCATGAAATCTTGCCAGTTTCAAACTCCATTGATTGCTAAACAAAACGAGCTAGAAGCAAAAAAGTCCAACAGATAACCACCACCCCGCGCAAACGAGAGGGAGTAGCGCCCCTCTCATGGATTTAGTAAACAAAAGAAAGTAACACGATGGAAACCGCAAACTCTGCACCTAAAATGATTACCGTAATAGCAACGACAGCTAACCCATTAAACAACCAGCTTAAAGAGCTGACTGGCGACGGATGGAACGTTTTTGACTGGGATGGAAATCTGATGGAATCGAATATTATTAAGCATATAAAAACAGGGCTGCTCGTACAAGTCCTGTAGCCCAAAGCAAAAAGCGCTTACAATACCCGTAAGCGCTTTTTTGTTGCCATCATGCTCAAATTCACCCAACCCAACACACCGATCGCCGCTAAGCTCCTATCCAAGCTGCAAAACATAGAGCCTGTGATAAAGACTGTCAGCGCGGATCATGTGGTTGCACTACAGGACAACATCATCCGTGAGGGTGGCGATCCTGATACGGGCGCGGCATGGAAAACACTCTCTAGTAAGTACATTGCCCATAAGAAGATGATCGGGGCATTCCTTACGATTTTGCGTCGTACTGATGCGATGCGTAAGGGTATCAGCGTAATATCGAGCGATGGTCGGAGCTATCGGATCAGCGTTGTGGGAGACGCTAAAAAGTACTTTGCATACGCGAATGAGGCTAGGCGGTTTTTGGGGATGAGTCCAGAGACGAAAGAACGTGCTAAAATTGAGTTAAGCAAGCATTTGAAGGGTAAGTAACATATGGGTAAAATGACACCTGATCAGTTAGAGTTTTACAATCATTTGCGAGACACTCAGTCTAAATTTATGAGTCGTCATCCCTCAACTTTTCCAGAATTAGCGCACCTAACAACACCTGCTGAACGGTATCGGAATTTGTGCGAAAGCTACGAGCCTCCAAGATTTAAGAAAGAGAGATATCATGCCACTCCCTAACCTCATCCCCCCATTTGCGCCCAAAAACACCGATGGTAGTTACCAATTTAACTGCACGTTTTGGGTACGGAATAGCGTAGATACAGGCACGGTTAACGCGCTAGGCAATCCGATTATTGACAGCGATACAACGATGATAGAGGGCTGGGCAGTGCGTGAAAGCAATCCTCAACTACTTGAAACGATCGGCGCTAGTGTAGAGGAAACACCGATCAAAATCTGGATTCAAGCTCCCAAATGTTTACCCGCTAATTTCGCGTCGTTTAATAATGTGCGCTGTGAGTTAGATTTGGGCGGTAAGCGTGTTGGACTTTTGCGCGCTGTACCGATGGCGCATCCGTTTGTGCCTAGTAATTTTCAATTTGTAATCGGAGCTTTCAAAGGAGTGAATGCATAATTCAAGAGGTAGGAATCGAACCTACGTCATCCGCCTAATATGTACACTGGTCGGTTTTACCCTACAGTACGGCTGCGATACCACTTCGCTACTCTCGATAATTGTATGCAATATCTAAAAAAACATTGCTTAATTAATTTATCATAAACCCATGAAAAAATACCTACTACTCCCCCTACTACTTTTTGCCATCCCATCCCCCCCGTGATCGCAAACGAGCCGATTAACTATCCAGCTAACTTTATCGAATGGCGCGGCGTTGTCTACAATCTCAATCACTTAGCTGGTACAGGTGTTCAGCAAATCATCGCAGTGCAAGAGCAAAAGCCTGTGGAGAAACAAACGGAATCGCGTGAAGTGCGAGATAATAGGCGGCGTGTGAATTTTGAGAATGCTCGTAATTTGATTTTGATTGAGAGATTGCGAAATATGCGATAATCACAGGGTAGATCCGCTTGGTCGTGTTTACTCCTTTACTTATTTGTCTTGAATGCGATCGCTGTCCTGAGTTTCAGATGGATGGCGATCGCTTTTTTTGCTGCTTATCTATAATTGTAAACAAATATTACAAACCACTAGACACTCTAGTACTATACTGCTATATTTAAGAGGTAAAGCAAACGAAGGCAAGCAAATGACTACCGCAAACACCACTGCACAAATCGCAACTTTCTTAAAGGTATCTCCTAATCAAATCAAGAGCGTAAGCTGCTAAGCGTGGTAATCGCTTGCTAGATTTGGTTAGCTATGTTGTAAAAGTATCAGAGTAAGATATGGCAGACAGTAACTATGAAAAATTGTATATTTTGCAAGAAAGAATTTGAAGCCAAAACAAAACGGCTTTGCTGTACTAGATCATGTGCAGCAAAGTTTTCTACGGAGAAAAAAGGCGGATCAGCATGGAAACAAGAAGAGATCGAATATCTTGAAAATAATCTTGGTGTTTTACCTTTTCCTGTATTGGTTAAATCCTTTAAGAAATGGTCTAAAAAACAAGGCTACCCAGAACGGACAGATACTGCGATAGAAGTTCAAATCCATCGCATGACATCTAATTCCCCCTTAAGCCGCAAATGCACTGAAGATAATTTTACTGTGTACGAACTTTCGAGAGGGTTAGGCGTACCATTGGACAGAATACGCTTATTTGTTCGCAGCGGCAAATTACAATTCCGCAAAATTGCCCACAATCAGAACGCAGTTAAACGTAAAGACGCGATCGCCTTAGTCCTGAATAATCCCTCGCATTTTGCTAACTGCGATCGTGATAACTTGTTCTGGCTTCTAGAAGATGAAAACTTAGTACAGCAAGTCAAAAACTCAGAGCCATCAACTAGAGGTTTTCGCCGTGCTGTGCGTTGTTACGCCCCTGATGGTATTAGAGTTTATTCTGGCGTAAAGGAAGCTGCTAGGGCTAATTTTGTTGCACATCGTTGTATATCTCAAGCGATCGCTAGAGGCGGTAAAAGTGCTGGAATGAAATGGGAATGGGTGGAGTAAAAGTATTTCACTTTTGGTAAACTATTAGCAAAATTACACTCACAAAATTATGGCAGCTAAGAAAGATCCTCGCCTTGCTAAAGCTGGAGTAGAAGGCTATAACAAACCAAAGCGCACTCCTAAGCATCCTACTAAGTCCCATGTAGTTGTTGCAAAAGAAGGCGACAAAGTTAAGTTGATCAGATTTGGTGAACAAGGTGCGGATACAGCAGGTAAATATAAAAAAGGCGAACCCGAATCGGTTACTCAGCAACGCAAAGACTTTAAAACCCGTCACGCTAAGAATATCGCTAAGGGTAAATTGTCTGCGGCTTGGTGGTCAAATAAAATTAAATGGATGTGGATAATCAGCTTAACCACATCCATTTTTGGGCTTAACTCTTAACAACCTTAAACCCAAGATTCAGATCGATTTGGTGATTACTCATGATCACGCCATGACCTCGCAAAGCATTGATTATTTTCTCGCATCCCTTCCAGCTAAATACGGGTTTATGGTAAATGTTGCCAGTCGGTAGAGTCACAGGCGTTAGTTTAGCCAATCCGCCATGAATCCAAGTGCTATAAGGTTGACTGGTTTCCTTACTCAAAATCTTGACATCTTTGTGACATAGGAAAGCGCGGAAATCCTTCTCTCTATATTTGGGAATTGCAAGGCACTTGTGAAGCTCTCGAATATCGAGCCATGTGTCAGAATCCATCACGGTGTCATAGATGATCGCTTTCGGCTCCAAAACTTGGATCTCATCTTGCAATGTTTGGTTAGCTTCTAAGAGCTTTTGTTTCTGATCCTCAAGATCGGCGGCGAACCGCAAAGCCTCTGATAAGGTTTGAGGGATTGCGGGTTGAGTAGGAGCAATTTCATATTTGCCAGTCTTGCGGATTGTGGGCAAAATCTCTTCACATACCCAATCCTGAAAAGGTTCGGCTTGAGGTTTACGAGACTTCATGGTCAAGCGATACAAGCCAGATTCGGAAACTGCTAAAAGCCTTGTGGTGTCTGGATCATCACTTGAAGTTATACCCATCTCGTACAAGTTCAAAACTTGCTTTTCGCGATCTTTGAGAGGGTTGCAAGCTTTGCTAACATTCCTTATATCTAAAATCTCACATACATCTGTAGCTACAAACCAAGGCTCGTTATTAATTGAAACGATGCGAACCTGTTGAGAATTGAATGCAAATTGAGTTAAACTTGTCATATTGACCTGCGTTGTTAAGTATAAGGTTGATCGGCGGTCGGTAGTGGAATACGCGATCGCCATTAATATTTTATCACTTTTTAATATCAGTAATCTAGCGATATCGCCATCAAGGGGCGCGTTGATGCTAGAATCGCTGTAAATTCGTTTATATAGAATATGTGCCTAAACCAACAAAACCAAAGCCAATAAATTGGGTAGCTATACGAGCCGAATATGAAGCGGGGGGCGTTACTTTACAGCAATTAGCTAATAGATTAGGGGTAAGCCTAAAGACAGTCGCAAGACGCTCTAGTAAAGAATCATGGCGCGATGGTGTCCAAAGGGTGTCCAAAGAAGTGTCTAATGAGGTGTCCAAAAAAGTTAGGGACAATATTGTTAGTAAACGGGTTGAAAAAGCGCTTTCTGATTTGGATATGATTAACAATGTAATCAGCCTTACTTACAGCGCAATCATTGAAAATCCTGACAACTTTAAAACAACAGGTGAGGCGATCGCGTCGTTGGATAGGATGCAAAAAATTAAACTTGAGTACAGTCAAGAGCGTATAGAGAAATGGTTGTATGACAGAGGATACGTTGCAGTGCCAATACCCGAACTTGCGTCAACAATCGAAGATAACGATAGCGAGGGAAGGGAAAAAGGAGACGCAATCCCATTTGATTCCGTCATGGCAGGAGTTGCAGAAATCAAACCAACCATTATTCCTACCGCCACCCGAAATCTTGAAGATATCCTTGCTGCCAAAACAAGCGATCGCGTTCAAGACTCTTGACGTTCCTTATGTTGGTGTTGTTAGTGGTTACGGGGGCGGCAAAACCTACCTACTTGCGAGAAAAGGTTTGCTTCATGCATATATCAATGCAATCCCCACTAAAAAGGGCTGTGCATTGGCATTGTACGAGCCTGTAGATGAGATGATCGAGAAGCTCTTAGTACCAGAGCTAGACGAGATTCTTGATGCATCAGGGCTTAAATATACGCTTAGAGCGTCAGCACCCCGCAAATATACGATCGACTTCCCACATGGTCGGGCGGTAATTTATCTCAACAGCTTCGAGAATTGGCGACGTATTGTAGGCGGTAACTATTGCTTTGCGGGTGTTGATGAGATTGATACTGTGCAGCGCAAAATATTAGATCTCAGTTGGAAGAAACTTGTCGGGCGGGTTCGCGTTGGTCATTGCAATCAAATATTTTGCACTACTACTCCTGAGGGCTTTAACTTTGCCTACGATTTTTTTGGTTCGCCAGAATCAATTAATAAAAGCGATCGCGTATTAATAAATCTCAGTACATTAGAAAATCCATTTACGACTGATGACTATATCCGATCTTTGTATGAGAATTATCCAGCCGAATTAATTGATGCTTATGTGTTGGGTCTATTTGTAAATCTCACAGCTAAAACTGCTTATCACTCGTTTAATCGCCATCGCAATAACTCAAATGAAACGGTACAGCCTAACGAGAGATTGCATATAGGTCAAGATTTTAACGTAGGCAAAATGGCAAGCGTGGTATATGTCCAAAGGGGACAAAACTATCACGCTGTCGATGAACTTTGGGGGATGCATGATACATCACACACGATTGAGACAATTAATAATAAATATCAAAATCACAGTAAATATTTATATCCTGACGTATCAGGCAATCAGCGCCATACATCAGCATCACAAACAGATTTAAGCTTATTTGGACAGGCTGGTTATCAGATTGTTAGAGGCACGACAAATCCTGCAATCAAGGATCGTGTTAATGCCATGAATACAGGTTTTTTAAATGGGTTAGGGGAGTCGCATTTATTTGTAAATGTAAAGCGATGCCCTAACCTTACAAGATGTTTGGAGCAACAACCTTTAGGCGATGATGGCAAGCCAGAAAAGAAAAACGATCTTGATCACTTACCAGAGGCGGCGGGTTATGCTGCTTATAGATTATTACCAATTAGAGCAGGATCAGGATTCGGTACTAGTCGGGCGCGTGGGTAGTGTATCTGTTGCTTTAGTCACCGTATCTCTACTAATCGTAATCGACTCAAGCGCAACACGCGATCGCGAATCTTTGGGGACAACAACGCCTAACTTCTTAAGATTAGCTCTAATCTCAGCTACTTTGCCACTATTAGCATGTGAAATAATTGCTAAATGTTTTTTCGGTGACATATAATCAAAACAAATCAATACTTATAGATTATGTCAGATATTGAAATCATTCAACCTAATGAAGCGTTTACATGGCGCTCCAATAAATTAGGTGAGAATAATAAAGCTAGCCCAAACTATAAACACCCTGATTATATTGAATATCAATATGATGTAGAGCGTTGCGAAGACTTCTATGAGGGGCGTAGAGCGTGGATATCAGGACGTTATTACAGCAATTTTGACACAATTAAGCTACAGGAATATCTACCTAAGAACCCTGCTGAAGAAACCGAAGAGTATTTTGATCGGGCGCGGCAAACTCTGTTTCATAACTTTTTCCGTCCATCGGTTGACATGTTTGCTGCATTGATAAGCAAATTTGACCTTACAGACAATGTAAGTGAATCAATACTTATCAATCAAAGCAATATTGACCTTAAGGGATCTGACTTAATCAGCTTCAAAACTGATGCAGATACGTGGGCATTACGTGATGGCTTTGCGGTAATAGTCGTCAGCTATCCAGAGAATGCGATCGCTAATCCTAGACCATACTTAAACTTAATTGAACGTGATGACCTGATTAATTGGGATTTCACCTATGACGAAAGCGGCGCTGAAAAGATGACGCTAGCTGTTATTAAGCGTGAAGAAACCGAAAAGATTAATCAGTTTGCAAGTGAAGAAATTGAGATACGTTGGGTTTATTCTCTTGATGAAAACGGCTTTGTAACTACTGAGAAGTATTACAAAAGCATTGAGAAATCAAAGCCTAGTCGTGGTAAAAAGACTCAAGAGTTAGAACTTTGGATTAGCTACGATCCGCCCCTGATCTTACGCGATGCAAATCAGCAGCCATTGACCGAGATTCCGATTGTGATTTACTCAGTAAGCGATCGCGATGCTATCTGCTCAGCACCGCCTCTATTAGATTTACTAGAAAAAGTTAAGTGCCATTACCAGAATTACTCTAGCTACCAACGCACAATCTATAAGTTACAGCCAACCTATAAACGCAAATGGGCTGACTTTATCCCAGATAATCCGCCCTCACTGGTGATTGGTGGGAGCTTAGCAATCGAATGCTCTAACGGCTCTGATGTTGGCGTTTTGCAGATTGACCCGTCCGCAGTAGAACCTATGCGCCAAATGCTTTCAGATTTACGTGCAGAAATCAAAGCGGAGGCTTTATCCTTCTTGGGACAAGGATCGGTGCAGCAAACTGATGACGAAATTGCTCTCAAGATGGCGCAGGGCAAAGCATCGTTACGCAAGTTTGCTTTAAGGCAAAAGAGCTTATGGCAAACGGTATTTAGTTTCTGGGATAGGTGGACAGGAGTAGAACCTACTGATGCGAGTATTGACGTGGATATCAATGTACTTGATAAGCCAGTCACTCCTCAAGAAGTGCAAGTGGTACTTGATGCTGTAGCCACTGGTACTATGGACGCTGACACGGGATCGGCTAAACTAAATCAGTTGCGATGGTTGCCTGAAGGGCTGAAGCTTAGTGCGATCGCGCTGCCGCAAAGTATTCCTCAAACTAATAAAGTGATGATTAATAAGGTTGACGATTCAGAAGATGATAATGATGATGAGGTGCAATCATGAGTACATGGACAGCAACCGACGTAACCAACATCAAAACAATATTCAACCTTGAATATAAATATGTGCGGAGAATTGAAGAAGCTCTTACAGATTTTGAAAATCAATATGGTGCAACTGCGATTGATGACATTCAAGCCAAAATCAATGAGGCGATCGCCCTGAAAGCAGCCATCGCAGGAATAGAGCAAAGTGCAGACTTTGGAGTTACGAGTCAATCAGTCCCATCCTTTTACTCAATCACTCGCAAGGATGGCACTGAGGTAAGCGGCTATCGTAATGCTTATGACAGCCTCAAGCAAACGATAAGCAACGAGCTTAGATTGCAAGACGTTGCCAGAATTAACACAACTAGAATTATTAGAGCTTAGAATTTATGCGTTTCAATTTTTACTCATACCAGAATGATGAACCCGAAAACACAGGCGGGGGTGCTGATAATCCATTGGGCCCAAAGGGAGAAAAAGCTTTAGAAGCAACCAAACAGAAAGCGCGTGAACTCGAAAAACAACTTGCGGAAGAGCGTGAGAAAAATAAAAGATTTGAGGGTATCGACCTAGCCAAAGTTGAGGAGGCTCTCAAATTCCAGCAAGAGGCGGCGATCCGTGAAGCTGAAGCTAAAGCCAATACAGAAGAAGCCCGCAAACTTGAAAGAGAACAAGCGGCTGCTGAGAAGAAACGTTTGCAAGCCGAAAAAGAGCAAGCTGAAAAGGAGAAACTAGCAGCAAGGCAAGAGTTAACTGAAACACGTATCGATGCAGCGATCGCTCTTAACTTGGCTAACACTGGTATCAAACCTCAGTACACTGGCTTACTATCCAAGGATCAGGAGTTTCGTGGTCAGCTAGCCTATATGACCAAAGCCGCCGATGGTGTAGATAACGACGGGATCTATGTTGTCGATAAGTCTGGCGATCCTCGCTATCATCCAGATGATCGCAATAAGTATCTACCCATTGACCTTTGGATTGAGACTGAGATCGCCAAGAAATATCCTGATATGTTTGTTGCGCGTGTCGGGACTGGTGATGGCTTAAGCGGTAGACGTGGTAAGCGTGGCGGCGGTCTAGATATTGAAGCACTTGGCAAAATGAGTCCAACACAACGAGCCGAAGAGGCAAGACGAATGAATTTAAGATAATCAACAAAAAAGGAGCTGTTACGCTCCTTTTTTGTTTGGCTCAAAATAATGTTAGCTGCCCTTTTGGCGCGGGTTTTGGCTTTTTGGTTTTTACAGGTGCGTTGGGGTCGTGATTCTCAATCCTATTACGCATTACCTCGAAATAATGTTCATCCTTTTCAATGCAAATGTAATTTCTGTTTGTGTTGATGGCGGCGATCGCTAATGTGCCACTGCCTGCGGTGTTGTCTAAGATTAGTTCGCCTTCTTGGGTGTAGGTTTTGATTAGGTATTCGATAAGTTGGGTAGGTTTCTGTGTGGGATGGGTTAATCCGCTATTATGTTTTGGCTTATTGAACTTAACAATCGTTTTGGGATACCTGAATGTTGTTAGGTTTTGACTTGAGCTTTTTACGAATCTACTGCCAGATGTCCCTAAAACAGAATTTTTCCCTTGTGTATTGGAAACAAAACCAGCGTCCCACATTTCAGGGTTATACGTTGTCCTTCCTTCGCAAAATACCGAAATATTCTCATGGTATTTTAACGGCTGGACTTTAGCTAATGCAGGATTACTCATGGCATCCTTCTCCCAAATCCACTCATACTTAAACCACTTAGGATTACTCATCACAAGCGCACTGGTAAAGGGTTGCGAACCAAACAGGGCAATAGCGCCATTAGGTTTAATGATTCGCTTGTACTGCTCCCACAACAGATCAAAGGGAATAACAGAATCCCAATGACAAACAGTGATGCTCAACCGTAGGGGAGATCACAAATAATACAGTCGATACTTTTATCTGGAATAAGCTGCATAGCCTCCAGACAGTCGGCATTGACGATACTATTAGGCGCGATCGCCCCTACTTCAAGACCCTCTATATTTGCGATTACATTCAAAGTAGAAACTCACTCAATCCCTTT